GTTGTCATCGATAAGGACAATCCGGCGGGATTGCGCACGTTGGGCGGACGTAGTGTTTATGTGATGCCAGCACAGCGCGACCGCTATCAGTTCCGTTTCATTAACCGATTTGGAGTGATGGAGTCGTTTTCGGCAATGGGTTTAAGGGAGACGACGGTTGCTATCACGAAAAATAACTATTTGTTGGCCAATCGTGAGACATTCAACAGATTCTCGCGTCGTCTCATCAAGAAACAGAATGATGTGGAGACGTGGAAGATGAGCACGGGGCCGCTCGATGACGACTGGCAGCAATGGGTGATGCACGACTTTCTGATGACTGAGCACGCTTGGATGTTGGTGTCCGGAAACTGGCTTCCTTGTGTGGTGTCGCCTGATGACAGCGTTTCGGCTCTCAACCGTCATGCTCACGATGTGATGGACGTGCAGTTTAGTGTGATTTTCGACTTGAACGGCTCGCCTTCGCTGAAAGTCTGACTTTCCCCCTGTCCCTAAGTTCCGTCTGTCATTTGCTATATTTGGAGTAAACAAAAGAGAAAATGGCAGACGAAACGACGACATACCAGATGACCGATGCGCGACCCGAAAACTATTGGATTGCGCCGGATGCACTCTACATCACGCTCAATGCAATGGGCCAGCCTGATTACTTGCAGGGCAATGTGTCGAGCGGTGCGGTCATCATGTGCTACATGCGTGGCATCGACGGACTTTCCTTCGATGCCGGACACAACTACCGCCGGTGGCCTTTAGCCGTGGCACCGACATATTTCAACACATCAACGCCTAAGTACGTCTATGCCGCCATCCCTAAGTCGGAGGCTGTCAACGCTTATGCGCAAATCGTCTATCCATCGGAGAAGATAGACCTTTATGGCAAGAATGCCAATGGCGAGCAGATAGGCGTTGAGGGTTATTATTTCGTTTTCTTGCAGGGTATCATCTCTGCCAGCGTCGCTACGGACGGTACTACGCAGATGCGTTCATGGACGCAGCGCGTCGATTGCGGTTCGCTCTCTTCCGACGAAGCCATTGCCGCCGGTGGTATTGATACCTGGTGGAAATATTCATCGGTGGATGATACGGTTACATTCATCAAGACGATTGCAAAGGCTGTTTTTGATAATATCACGGCAAAGATAGCCACTGTTTCAAAGCTTTTCCTTGGTGGCAAACTGCTCACGGGCGTTGCTGAATATCCTAAGACTTCTTCCGACTCTGAAACCGATGTCGTTACGCCTGAGTATGTTTCAGATCATGGAGAGAAAGAATATCTGAGCAAGACAAAAGATGATGCCACACTTCACAAGCTCACCATAGGTGAAACCGAGGTAACGGGCAAATCAAAGACTCATGGCAATGCTGATTTTCTGAGCGATATTGTCATTGGCGAGCAGGGTTTTTCCGATGGCATGACGGGCTTCGGTATTAAGTTCGGCAAGGATGGTGCCATGCAGGGCGATAGTCTTACCTTACGCCGTTTTATCGAAGTTCCCGAATTAAGATACAACCGCGTAGAAGTCTTTGTCGGCAACCAGTGGCGTGCGCCGGGTGCAGGTATCGTCAAGACGGTTGTTCCAGACACCAACAGCGCCGGGACAACGGCTAATACGGGTACCGTGTATCTGAAACTTGAAGAGGGTGAAATCGGTAAGATCGCAGTCGATGATATTTGCATGGGTATCTTCCACGACAACAATACAGCCAACAATTCAACTGATGATTACGATGACTACAAGGGTAACTTTCGTTTCAGCGGTTTCTATACTTGCTATTTTCGTATTACGGAGATAATGGAGACGGCAACTAATTCTTCATTCAGATACGCACTGAGGGAATATTCCGACGGGACATTCTCTAAGCATCCGTCGGCTTATATGCACTTTGTCTGTTACGGTAACTTCACGAACAAAGACCGCCAGAGCAGCCGGTACTCTACCTTGCGCTACGAGCGTATGCTTGTTAATGTCAATACATGGGAGTTCCAGGTAGCGAACATCGCCATGCAGGAGGGCGATCTTGACAATTTGAAAGTCTATGGACTTGACATGACGGGATATTCCATCTATCTCGAAAATATCTACATGTCGGGCACCATCAAGCAGATAGAGAAGCTCGCCGTAAGGATGGAGATAGAGAACACTTTTTCCGAAACACTCGACTTTGGCGAGACCGCTCCGTTGCGCATCTTCCTTACGCGCGGTTTCGATGATTTCACGGAGAAGGCCGTGAAGTGGTCGGTAACGCGGGATAGTGGCGACGCTACTAATGATGCTGCCTGGCAGCAGGAAGCAAAGGTGGTGGCATTCAACAACACGCCGACCATCAAGACTACAGAGGACGGACAGCGTAAGTATGTAGGGTTTGACATCTCCTTTAAGGATGGCGACAATGATCTGTCTATGGATGAACTCTCTACCCTGTTCACTTTCAAGGCATACGACAAAGACAGCGCGGTACTCGCAACAAAATCAATCGCAATATAAAATACAAAAGATATGCAGTTAACCAACCGAATACACAGAGACTTTCAACCGCTTAATATGGCGGTCAGTGTGCGCGTGCTGAGCAAGGCCAGTCCGCTCACGCAGGTTTATGATTCCATGACGGGGCAGTATCTTCCCGACCGCATGATTGCACCGACTTGTATTCTGCCAGATCTTTCACTCGTCGCTAACGACGGTTCAATGAAAGATGCCGACGGCCATGTAGTGCCATACACCAATGCGGACGTAATCACAAGCAGCGATAAGATGCACTGGATGGTGAACAATAAGCCTATCGAGCAAGTTTTTGCTGCTAACGAGTATGAGATTGAACGCGTAGGTAAAGATGATGCCAATTTAGGTGTCAACACGCGTTGCATGTTGAAGGTGTTGAAGAATGTGCCGGAGAATGAATCGTATGATGTCTATTTTGACGGTTACATCCTTGACAAGCGTACCAATCAGGAAGTTCACGTCGTTACGAAGAAATTCACACTGAATACGGTAGCAAGGGGAATGGACCAGTATGCGCTGTCTTGTCTCGACCCGTTGAATTTTCTCTACAATCCTTTTATGGATAAACTCTTGCTGTTCGAGTGGAAACGCTCACGTGGCATGGATGTGGGTACTGATACAGAGGACATTGTGCTCGACAGGTTCAGCTATCTGCATACGTGGCATTTCTCATTGAAAGGTGGTACAAATCCGGTAGAATCCGACAACTATAAGGTGAAGCTCGTTGACCCTAACGACAACGACAACGAGATTGCCATTGATCCGAAATTTGGCGTGATGGAGCTGACAAAGACATCGCTGACCATCGATGCACGTATGTTTGCATCGCGCTCGTTTAAGGTCGTCGCTTATCAGACAAACGCAGAGGGTAAGGACGTGAAGCTCGCTGATATTACTTTGTCGGCGAAGTTCACAAGACCCGATTTTACTCCGTCCATGCTGATAACGGCTGGCACATTGCCTACCGATACCTACCATACCAACGGGGTGAAGATAAAAACGAAGTCAACAACGCTCGGTACTGGCTTCGGCGATGTGGAGCTTGAATTCCCGGACGCTTATTTCGATTTCGTGTGGTCGGGAATATCGGAAGCTTATCCTGATGGCAAGGAAGTTGGCACCGGCGCGAATGTTACCTATCCACTGACTGCATTGGGTATCACGAATGTAGCGGCTAATGCCGACTATACGGAGAATGTGTACGGAGACTTCAAAGAACCGCTCGCTACGGCTGTTGATGATGACGGCAATGTGCTTACTGACAGCTACGGCAATACGCTTGCGTTCCGCTGATGCTTATCGTCATTACACACTACACATTATACATTAATACACTACATACATTAATACACTACACACTATGAACTATATTTTAGCAGACAAAGATAAGGCGGTGTCGATAGGATTTTCTGATTCTATTCACACACTATCCGCTGACGGAAAATTGATATTGACCGAGAAGGAGGTCGTTACCTCTCCCCTTCTTCAAGGCGACATCGACGAGCGCATGGCCGCTCTTGATGGTAAACTCATAGGAGGGGTATCACACAAATAATGTCTTAAAGCTATGTCAATAACAACAGGTTCTATCACTGTGAAGCGTTTGCGCCGTGGATATACCATAGCAATGCACTTCGAGATGCCTACTGGCGTGGCCCTCTACCAGGGTGTGAACTCGGCAGGAGCGGTAACGCCAGACTGGAGTAAAATCATTGAGGATTCCAATCGTCCGCAGGTTAAGCCGGTACTGGAGGCAACGAACAAACAGCCCGTTACCATCGTGGATGGCACTGCAAAATGGAAATACCTTAATATCGAATTGGCTTTTGATGCTAATGGCGCGTGTACGACAACGGGTTATACAGACAAGTTCAAGATGCTCACCGATGGCAGCTATACGCTGGTTATCATCGGCAACCTTGCGAGCAAGGACAATGACAGCAACGACACGCTGACATTCTCTTGTGATGCTCGTTGCGCCGGTGCACAGGAGCAGCCTGTAAGCGGAAGCATCGACGTAATCATCTCGCCACTGAGCGCAGGTTCGTATGTCGGCATCGTCGGATTGACGGGTAATCTCGTAGCTGAAAGCGATGGCGTTTCTACGGATTCACTCAACACAACATCCGACCATATCGGTCTAACGTTTTCTTTGCTCTATGGCGGAGATGCTGTGAAGTTCGGCTATCTTATCTGCAAGGCTGACTATGACTTGCTTAAGAATACAAAGAAGCTGAGCGTAACAGCGGCATCTGCCTTGCAGGAAAAGAAGGATAACGCTATCGGCGTGGATGATGTGGACGGACAGACTACATTTGTTGTCTATTTCTATCCGGAAGGTGTTACTGATGTTACAAAGTACGTTTATACCGTTGGTTTTGATGTGCTTGATACAACAGACCCATTCAAGATTGTATATAGTTACACTGATGCGACCAAGCAGCAGGTCGATGATGGCGAAAGCGTAGGACTGACTCCGGCTGTAGTACAGATGAGCACTGGAAAACTCATCAAAATCGTAAATGATACATGGGAACACCATATTTATCGCTTGCAGGACAACGGAGCTAACTTCGTTGATGTGCGCACGGTAAAGACGAAGGATGTTACCATCAGTACCAGCGATACCGATTACGATGTGACGGATAATGCCGGGAACAAGACAACGGTAATGTGCGATATTGATGTGGCCGGTACCGTACAGTTCGAGTTGGATTCCACTTCCGCAGCATCTTAATTTATACGTAAAATCATAAAAGAACAAATAATATGGAAAGCAAAATTAAAGACTTGGGTACCGCAACCCTTATCACCGACCCACAGGACACCGACGCGGTGGTGGCCGAGAGAGATGGGCATGTGCGCAGAGTAACAATTAAAACGCTCACTGAAAAAGTGGGCGACAATACAGCAGGAGATCTTGCGGAGGCTCGCACGGCGGCGGAGTCGGCGACATCAGCCGCACAGAAAGCATCTGATACCGTTTCGCAGTTTGCCGCGTTGATGGCGGCATTTTCCGAGAAAAATCAGTTTGCCGGTTTCGCACGTCAGAATGGTGCGCAGTCTCCGGATGCGGCTACAACTTATGGCAGCAAATCGCTTATACATGAAATCGGATCGCATCTGCACTTGTGCACTGTAAAAGGCGGAGCGAAGCAGCATACGCTTGAAGGTACTTGCCTGACTAAGGCCACAAATGGCGACACGGTGGCAATAGATGGAAGCGACGGGGATCTGTATCTTTGTTGGGACACCAAGCCGTATCTTCTCAAAGATACTAAGACAGTTGATGATAAAGAGACTAATGTCATGGGTATTGGCCTTGTACCGGCTTATTGGAACGGCAAGATGGCAAAACTGTTGCCGAAACATGGTATTTGTGCGATGGGCGAGGTATATGGCAAGCTCAGCGGCGATACTAACACACAGCAGCATTGTATCTACAACACCGCTGTTGCAGGAACCTATGACGCGCCTAATGGTATCTTTAAGGCTTCTTATAAAAAGAGCGGTGGCGGCTATCCTACGCAGTTCACGTCTTGCGTACAGAGCATACAGCGTGCACAGGCAAAGAATACCGATCCGTTGACTCGCACACCTTATTTAGGTGAGTATTATGAGTTCTACGAGGCATGGTGTGCTTTGCTCTATGCAGAAATCGGCACGCTTAACGAAACGGCATTGAACTGTTTCGGTGCAGGACTTACACCACTTGACAGTGTGAATGCTACAACTTTTAATGATGATGCTGTCAGCGGTAACAGCGGATGGAAGGTAATCGTGTCGAACACAGATGCACGTTATTATAATACATGGGGCGATTCGGCTATTACCAATAGCGGCACTAAATACGGACTTGTACAAGGTATCGCTGGCAATAGTAATTATGGCATTGTCGAGATGCTGGAGCCACAACGTGTTCTCGATGCTATTTCCGCTGCCGGACTTATCTCTATGATAGGCAGCAAGAGCCATATTTTCTATTATGGCGATGACGGTAAGATGAAATGCTCTACTGATGGCAGTATTGATGTGAGCACTGGTACGGGTATGACTGCTCTAAAGCATTACTTCATTGTGCGCGATGTGCCTAATTGTGAAGGTATGGCAGATGGTGTGATGACGGCTGTCGTGAACAGTTATACGCTGATGGAGTTTGCCGACGGTATGACGCTGACTTCTGACGGCACTTCACTGACTGGCAAAAAAGCTATCTTGAAACGTTCTATGCCCGTTTACCGTGGCAAGATACTGCCGTATGCGTATGGTTGCTTTGAACAGACGGACGGTGCTTTCTATGTTATCAAGCAAGATGCAAGCAGTAACTTGTCAATGGAATTTCGCTGTACGGCCAGTATTGATGATCTTCCCGCTCGAAAGTCTTTCGGTTACGAGGCTGATATAGATGGCGAGGCAGACATCGAAAAAGGCTTGTCGCAGCGTTATGCTTATCCATCGGTCCTGGCTAATGAGGCTTGGGTTGCGACAAGCAACTATGCCCTTTCGCTCTTCTGTGCAAAGACCGTTGGCGGCGGTGCCCGAACCTACGAGAATTGTTATCTATGGACGTATGCGACCAATAACGCCGGTGTCGGTAAACGACAGGTACACGGCTCCGTCGTCGGTTGTTTCCTCAACACTTGGAGTCCGGATCCTTCGGTTCGGACTTTGGATGGTCACAACCACGCAGGTTATGGCTTTGACTTTTACGTCGGGGCTTCGGCTGTCTTGATAGCATAATTAAAAAGAGAACAATTAACATTAATAATATACGAATTGTAAATGTGAGCAGTGGCTTAACGAGATTACGGCCACAAGCATAAGGCAAATGGCCAATAGCTGAAAGATGGCGGCAGTGTTGCGCCGCGGCTTAGCGGCGCGACGCGTAGCCATACGTGCGAAAGCAGTTCAGTTTCTTTAAAGGGACAAATGAGTAAGAAAAAACATATCTACGATTGTGTGCCGAGAGCTAAAGAAATACTCTCGTACTATCAACTGTGGGTTGACGGTAAGGCAGACGCGGTATCGCAAGGCAATCCCTTCCTTACGAACAACGATACCGATGAAACCTTATCGAAGAGCGAAGGCGAGGATGACGGCTCCGTCGTCGGTTGTAACCTCAACACTTGGAATCCGAATCCTTCGGTTCGGACTTTGAATGGTAACAACCACGCAGGTAATGGCAATGACAATTACGTCGGGGCTTCGGCTGTCAAAGCGGTAGTGAATATCATAAACAGGGAATCCCTCGCATCGCAGGCAGCAAGCCTAAAGATAACGGAAGACCATGCGGCCACTGGTGCGTATGGGCGGTGTGATTACGGCTCAGAACTTCCTTTTTGGGGTAGCGACGAGGTGAAAGCGGAAAGCAACGCAACGGGCTACCGGCAAGACGACCCGATTTTTAAAGAACTCAAGACAGCCAACTCGAAAAGGAAACTGAAAAATATGCGGAGATTTGTTCTATCACGTGAGATAATCCTCGCTGGATTTGACCGCACGATGGAACGCACACATTGCTCTAAGCCTGTCAAGAATTGGTACGAAGTTCATCGTTTAGAAGTTTGCGCTTATATCTGGTATCTGTTAGCTACTCAGACCTATGAGCCATTACCGAATGAGCGACGTATTATTCATAAGCGTGGTAAGGGTGATAAGGACAGAAACGCGGATATTTCGGATGTCTTTGACCGCATCGTACAGAATATTCTTCTGATTGTCGTGGAGCAGAAGTTCCGCAATAAGCTCGTGAGGAATGTGTACAGCGGCATCAAGGGACGCTCGATGTTATCCAACGATCCGAAGTATTGTATGATTAATATCATACGCCATTGGGTTGATACACATCCAGGAGCATACGTAGGATTGACGGATATTAAGCATTTCTATGAAAATACCTCCATACAGGTTGTTTTCTCGGTGATGTTTCAAACGATCGTTTGTCCTTATCTTCGCTGGCTGTTTGTAACGGCTTTTTCTAAAACCGTAAAACTTCCGATTGGTGGTTGCCTCTCGCAACTGATGGCGATGATAACGATAGCAGAATGCGATAGTATTATCTTGCAGCGTTATCACGTCTTTTTCTGTTGCTTTGGCGACAATCGGTTGATAGGCAGTTATGATAAGCAGGTGGTGCGCGAAGCTATGTCGTTTCAAATGTCGTTCTACGAAGGACGCTATTCATTAACTGTGAAGAATGATTATCAGATAAAGAAAGTCGATGATGGCTTTCGCTTCTGTAAATATGATTTCTTCCGCAGCTTTGTGAAGCCTCGTGCAGAGATACGGCGCAGGAGCATTCGCGCTTTTCGCAAAGGCAAACAGCACTATGCCGGCTATAAAGGTATTCTTGATAAGACTGATAGCAAACATCTACAATATTTAATCGAGCATCGTATGATTTTCACCAATAAGAAAGGAGTTTCTTCAACTATTCAGAAGGGCTGCAAGAAAAAACATGCGGATTTGCCTGATGGAACGGTTGTCATCCCCGTGGAATACAAACTAATTGTGTCCGACTTGCGGATGAAGGAGAATGCCGCGAAACTTGCAGAGGAAAAGCATATTTCGGTTGATAAAGCATTGAAGCAAGTACCAAAATCATATTACGTGAAGTTGCTATATCTTGCTATTCTGCCGGGTAAGCAGGAGCCTGTACTTTGTCATTCACCGGAAAGCAGCCTCGAAATCGTTGAGTTTTATATGCTTGTGAATGAAGGTAAGGCATCGATACATCAACGTTTGCATAAATGCTCCGAAAATAACAAGATATTTTACAAAGAATATCATGTCAGCGAGCAGGATGCCGTACAGAGTCTTGCGTCGATGGATGAGTTTAAGAATTTGATATATTAACGATTAAAACAATAACAATTATGGAAAAATACAGATTTTCAGAACCGCAGAAGCAGGTTACGTTGAGCAACAAACAGGCTTATGTATTGATTAACGAGACCGTCGAGGAGCATCCTGTCTTTGATGCTGATGGCAATCAGACCAACGGCACTGTGGCGGAATATGTCTATGATGGTGTAAAGCTCTTGAATGTTCTTTCTGAGCAGGATGTGATGCCACGGCTGAAAGATCTTATACTGAGCGAGATTTCCGCCTACGACAAATCCTCCGCCGTGAACTCTCTTACTATCGACGGCAAGGAGATATGGCTTGACAGAGACACGCGGCTGGCATTGCGACAGCGTTTCGCGGCTGAACAGGCAAGCGGCATTGACAAGACTTATATCCATTATGGCAGCTACGTGTTCAATCTTGATGTCAGCGACGCACTGACGATGCTCAACGCCATAGAGGTGTATGCGTGTCAGTGTTACGACAACACCGAGGCTCACAAGGCAGCTGTTAAGTCCGATACACTTACCGGCATCGAGAAAGTGTTGGCCTACGACTACAAGCAGGGCTATCCTGAAAAGCCGTCGTTCACGACTAAGGCAAGCATGGATGATGGAAAGACGACAAACGAAAGCACGGAAGGAGCATCTGCGGTTAACGACAGCGCAAGCTCTGCAAAAGCAAGTTCCACTTCTAAGTAATGGTTGATGATGACGATGAAAGGTTTTTTATGGCATGAGGGTGTGAATGGCCTGGGTGTCGGCCCGGTGTGGTTGCGCTTTTTGCTTCCATGCCGCAAGACGTTTGACAAGGCAGCACGCCAGCATGATGAGTGCTACGATACACTCGGCGATGGCGAGGATCGTTATGCCTATGATTTGCTGTTTCTCTGTGCATGTCTATCTGCCAGCCATAATGCCTTTCAGCGTATCATGGCCTATGTGTATTATTCTTTAGTCCGATTATTCGGATGGATGTTCTTTAGATATAACAAATAAAAGCGTATGTCATTAATAGCAATGGGTTCAACCACCGTCAAGCGGGCGAGGAAGGGTGCGACTGGTGAGAAGGGAGACCAAGGAATACAAGGTTGTGTAATACGTGACAGTGAATGGGTAGAAGGTACACAGTATCTTAATCAATCTAACGTAAAGCAAGACGGAATAAGATATATTGATGTAGCTCTTATAGCTAACAGTAACGCTACTACAGGATGGGATGCTTATTTATGTCTGCAAGATCATACTGCTAATGCTAGCAATAAACCGGGAACTACTGGAGGAAATACATACTGGGAACAATTCTCTGCTAATGTCACAGCAATATTTACATCTCTCATTATCGCTAAGAATGCAAAGATTAAGTTTTTGCAAGGTAATCAACTATTACTAATGGATAGTGATTTTAATATTGTAGGTGGTTTAAGTGGTTTTAGTACAGAAAGCAATGACGTAAGACTTTGGATAGGAGGAAGTGACCCTGCTACAGCACCATATCGTGTTTCTGAAGATGGGTCAGTTGTAGCTACTAAGATGCTGATAACTGGAGACAGTGAAGTAAGGGACTGTCGTATTAGTGGAACTTTAAATGGTGTGAGCGGGACATTTAATTATCTACAAGGAGTTGGCTCTAGTGGTAGATTAGTATTTGGAACACATGGAATGACGTTCGAGAATGAAGATATTAGCCAGCAAGGAACAAAAAACAGCCGTACATTAAGATTTTATTCAGGTAATATTAGATGTAGAGGGTCGTTCGGAACTACTTGTCTAAATATGGCTAGAGTACATGACACTGTTATAGACTATTACGTTAATGGAGATACTAACTCTTATGTAAGATTTGATCTTCAATCGAATGGTGTTGGTGGATACTACGTTCCCCTATATCCAGACTCTAGCACTGGATATTCTTCGGCTTATGGTAATGCAACATTAGCAGATATATATGGTTTCCCAGTTGATTTATTAATATTTGACAATAGTACTTACTATCATTACGAAATGCTTGCAGGAGGGACTGGCAAAAAAGTAACAGTTGTAAATGCACATGATACATACAATAACGTTTTTCTAAACATTAATGGAAATCCAGATTGGTTACTATCTGGTGGTAAAGTACAAACATTTATAAATATCAGAGAGTTTACAAATCCTTTGATATCATCAGATAAGCATGGGGCTGGATGGCTTATGATAAGTGAGTTCGATAATAATTGGGCATAAATTGTTAATTAAATAAATGTCAGATAGTGGATATTATCGAGAACGGATAGGGCGTTCTGTCCGTATGTTTTCTTTTATGTTTGCCCCGTCGGTGTCCCTAAGCCCGGCGGGGCTTTTCTTATCTTTGAGATAGAAAAATTAAAGTATCAATGTTTAAGGAAAAGAAAAGATGAAGATACCACAAACAGCTACAAATACAGCCAGCGGATTGTTTGTACCGATGGCGGCAGTTTTTTTGCATGACACGTTCCGCACGATGTTGCCATGGATTATGGTGATGTTGAGTGTAGTGCTATGCGACCTGATAGCGGGCATCCGCAAGAGTCTGAAACTCGGCATTCATGTATCGTGGTCGATGGCTTTCCGCGAGACGATGGGTAAGATGATAACGTATGTGGCTTTCGTGCTGATGGTGGCGATGATCGACGCGGCAAGCGGACATAGTTATAATGTCGCCACGTGGGGCTGTCTGTTCATCTGTGCGCTGGAGGGTGGCAGCATTCTTTCCAACATCCTTAAACCTTACGGCATTGATATTACCCCTAAAGGTATTGTACTTTTCTTTTCCTCTCGTTTGCTCCACGCTTCTGATGCGGAATCATCCATGCTCGTTGATGATGCCGGATTGGAGCAGATGCGCCAGCGTGAGCGCGATCGGTGGGAGAAACGACAGCATCATCGCTATGGTTCTAACACGGAGGAACCGCAACAATCGATAAAACATTCCAAGAAAGACTGACCTATGGCACTGACACGCGGATTACGCAACAACAACCCCTTGAACATTCGCAAGGGCAATGACTGGAAGGGCGAGATAAAAGGATCCGACCCGTCGTTTGAAACTTTTCAGTCGATGGCTTACGGCTATCGTGCAGCCATCAAAATCCTCTATAAGTATTATCACGCTTACGGCTGCAACACCATCGGCAAGATCATTTCACGATGGGCACCGAACAATGAGAACAACACCGAGCGGTATATCGCTACGGTGAGCCAACGCACCTGCATAGCACGTGGGCGAAAGCTGGCATGGTCGGAAGGCGAGATATGCGCTGTCGTTGCCGCCATGAGCTATGTGGAGAATGGCGTATCGGCTGATATTGATGATGTAAAGCAGGGTTGGAAGTTAGCTAAAGAATAACAAAAGATGGAAATACTACTTGAAAGAAAATGGAAGTGCGATGGCTATACCATCGGCACGCTGAGCATCGACGGCAAGCGGCTGGGCGACGGCAAGCATTATTGCTGTACATTAGAGGACACCGACCGCGGCCTTGACTCGAAGATGTCGCTCAATGAGATTATGTTTATGAAGCAGCCGCATGTAACGGCCATTCCCACTGGCCGCTATCAGGTGACAATCACCTATTCGCCGCGTTTCAAGTGCGACCTTCCTTTGTTGAACAATGTTCCCGGCTATTCGGGTGTGCGCATTCATCCTGGCAATACGGAAGCTGACACCGATGGCTGCATCCTTGTGGGTGAGAACACAGCCAAAGGACGAGTGAACAACTCGCGCTATTGGTTCGACATCCTCTTGCGAAAGCTCAACGCGGATTTTATGCGCGGTAGCGATGTCTTTATCACGATCAAGTAAACAACAACACAAACACAACGTCCGCATCGTCAATTTTGATGGTGCGGACGTTGTGCTTAGTGCTTGATGTGCATGGCTAATATTCCAACTATTGTGCAGCCGATGAAGATAATAAGGCCGCGAAGCGGATATTGCACATGAATGTACGGGAATGTCTTATTGATGGTGGTATGGCTGATAAACAAATACACACATACGATAAGGAATAGCTCAATGGCTATAATGATTGCGTCTTTACTCATATTTTTGTCTAAAATGCCCGTATTAGGGAACAGATAGCACAAACCCCACCAAATATTTCTGAACGAAGCTAATTTTCTTATTCGTTTGTTTTTTCTTGTGTTTCTACATGAGACACTACAACTTCACTGAGTTGTGCTGTTGCAATGATGAGTTTTTTGAAATCGGGGTAAACACACATCGCGGCATGCAGCATCTTGATAAGCTGGAAGGGTGTTCCATGTATGATTTTGTGTAAGCTCATTTTTTCACTGCCTCCTTCATCATTGGTGCACTCGATGATTACCTTTGTCCCTTTTGCCACTTTGGTGTCGTGAAGTGCTTCCAGCACTTTCTTTACCATTTCATATTCGGACATTGCGTCCTTCTTTGTTTTTTCGTCTGCCATAGTGTTTTGTGAAAAAATAAGTTGTTGGTGAAATTTACTTCTCATCATCAAACGGGAACAGCTATACCGTGATGGCGTAGGCTGCAATCCCGATAAGTATTAGCGCGAAAAAGAACGAGCCGTCAAGCATCGGCATCGTTTTTTTGCTTGATTTCCTGAACTGCCTCCCATGTCTTTCCGGAAAGTTTCAGCAGATCGTCTTTCTCCAAGTCCACGGCGATAAGTCCGCGCATCAGTATCATAGAGCATGCGGTCAGCACACTCAGTTGCGCGTGAAAGTTTAATTTTTCGTCGTTTGGGTTTTCCTCGATAAGGTCGCCAAGCTCGCTAATCAGTCCCTTAATGGATTGTTCCGCGTTCCTTGTCGCTGTTTTGGCACATTCATCAATCATCAATGTGTTTCCTTTGTTCGTCTGTCATAATCTTATAAATTAAAAAATACTTTCTTGTTTGATGGTCGTTCCGTTGTCCTTGATGATACCGTGGCATTCGCGGTCGAACCGCTCATTGCCTTTCTTGAAATACCACGGGTCTATTTCGCAGCCGGTGTAGTCGTGGCCCGTGAGATAAGCTGCAATGCGTGAGCTTTGTGAACCCATGTGCGTGTCAAGGATGGTATCGCCGTCGCTGGCAAACATGTGGATGAGCCACGCGTAGAGCTCGATGGGCTTCTCCGTAGGATGGAAACGTCCGCTGTGCTCATTGCGCATCGGCTGCATGGAGAAAAGCTTAGCCGATCGGTCAAACGATGTCCACGCATACTCGCACATGGCCATAGAGAATTGCTCCGGCAGCATTTTGTTCCATATCACGAAGCATCGCGTAGGCGGCATGTTGAAGTAGTTGGCACCCCATATAATCTGATTGCGTGATACACGCCGCAGCTCGTCGAAATATTCCTCCGTCGGTGCCATGTCCCACGTCGGCGCGTCCTTGCGGTTGGCGTTGTCGGTGGTGATGCCCGCCTTGACATTCTTCTCGAAGTAACGGCAGAAACGACCACCAAAGCGCGTTCCACGCTGATATTGCCCGGCAGCGTCTCCATAGGGCGGATCCACAATGGCCAGGTCAAAGCTGTTGTCGTCCAGTGTGTGCATATATTGCACACAGTCGCCGAGGATAACCTTGCTTTGTGGACGTTCTGTCTGTTCTGTCATTTGCTTGTTTTCAATATTACGTCCGCAAAGGTAAACAATATATTTGATATAATATCCATTTTCACAAAATAAATTTGTTAAAATCACAAAATAATAGGCGGATAACGAATTTTTGGTTCACTATCCGCCTGAAAACGTCTTCCACACCTATTTTATATATAGCGTGTGTGTGCTTGCGGCTTATGGATGCGGGGTGGTGCCGCCGGCCGTAAAATACTTCATGTATTCCACTGCAATGCTCAATGTTCCACAAAATAGGAAGTTTGCAGTGGAATAGTGGTAAACTTGCGGCTTAATAGTGGAGAAAAAGAAAGAAATCGCTTTTTTTGGATGGATATTGTAGCTTAGAATGGTTGTCTTGAAGCTGAAAAGACGTTTTCTAAACGCTTTTTCAGCCCCTATATATTTGGCTTAAAAAGGCTGATTTTTGTGGTTTCACGCTTGCTTTTTCGTGAAACATTAAGCCGACGAAAGTTCGTAAGTTGCTGACTATCAAATGGCTTTTTGGCAAACTTTGCCGAAAAAAGCCATTTTTCGCACGCGAGACCCACCGCCACACTGGGCGCGTTGGTCGCGCCCCCGGCGCAGCGCGCCGGGGGTATATGCGCTCGGGGTGCTCTGGGACGGGGTGAGCGGTACCGAGTACCGCCGGAGGGGGATCCAGGGCGGCGCGTGTCCGTGGCGGTCCTTATAATATATATAATTTATAATATATATAATAATGTATAAGCACGCAAAAACCGGGGCGAAAAGATTTTTTTTGCAGAAAACGAAAAAAAAGATAGAAAATATTTTGTTGTTTCAAATATTCTTTGTACCTTTGCACACGTAAACAAGAAACAAATAAAAGTTTAACCCGCCGCCCCTGGGACGGCACAAAACAAAAAGCAATGATACAGTACCAAATTAAAAAAGGTGATCCAATCGTTAACACTTATGTTAACGGGACAAAGAGCGCAATCTTACTTTGCGCCGGTAACGTCTATTTGATGTCCCACTGCAAAAAGTGGGACGGGACCAATCCAGGCGAGGGCCACATGCACGGGTGGAAATTTGGCCGCGTGATTGGTACTACGGACGATGATACAAACGACAAAGATACTATTGTACGTCTTATTAACGGCGCTTTTGATACTGAAAACTTTGTGACTGAAATCACATTTGAGGGCGAGCCTCGGTACGCTGAAATTCGCGCAAAGGTGGAGGAGCACGCCGCCGCCCGCCGCGCTGCAAAGGAAAACACTCCCGCCCCGGCTGCAACGTCCACGAATGAAGAAGTAAGCACTCCCGCCCCGGCTGCAACGTCCACGAATGAAGAAGTAAGCACGCCCGCCGAGCCCGCCGAGCCAACTATGGACGCGGCAACAACGGCCCTCGCCGGTTTGTTTGGTGGTGTGACTTCACAAGTTACCGCAAACGTTATGGCACAAGTGAAGAAAATGCTCGCGCCTATCATGAACGCCGCGCCGGTGGTGCATGAATATAAAATTGTGCGCGTGGACGGTACCACACACACCACCACCGGCGAGCACTATCATGCAAAGTTTAACGAAATTGTGCAAGCAATTTCTATGAATGAATTCCCGTATTTATACGGCCCCGCCGGATCCGGCAAATCTGAAATTGCCCGGCAAGCCGCCGCCGCTCTGGGACTTGATTTTTACATGCAGTCTTGCATAACTGAAACATTCACTTTGTCCGGCTTCAAATCCGCCGCCGGTGAATACCAGGAAACGCCGTTTTATAAAGCGTTTAAGTTTGGCGGGCTTTATCTTCTTGATGAAATGGACGCGTGTCTTCCTGAAGTACTTACTAACTTGAATCAAGCACTTGCAAACGGTTATTATAACTTTGCCGGGGAAACTATAAAAGCTAATGAAAACTTTCGTATCATTGGCACGGGTAACACGGCCCTCCAGGGTGCAGATTTACAGTATATCACCCGTTATCAAATGGATAAAGCCACGATTGACCGCTTCGATCCTATCTTTATAGATTATGATTCAGAGATAGAGAAAGTTTGCGCAAACGGTGATAAGTCGGTTTTAGACTTCATTCACGATTTGCGGCAAAGTGCAGCCGCCGCCGGTGTGGACATGATACTCGGTTATCGTGCAATCTCAAAGTTGCGCAAATTGTCGGATCCTAAAGTTTTTGATGTTTTCAAAGACGATTTGCTCCAGATGGCTGTATTAAAAGGTATGCAGACCGATGAAATAAACATCTTATACAACGGGCTCCAGCACAAAGAAAACCGTTTTGCAGAGATGATGTACAAATTTTGCGCTTAACATGTTTAACGCCGCCCCCGCCCGCCTGGGACGGCAAAAAGCAAAAGACAATGAAAACAACGAAAGAAAAGATTTTTGCTTATTCTTATAATTCAGTTACTGAATTTGTGAATAGCATAAAAGACAAAGAAGTTAACCCCTTATTTCAGGGCGTGGAGGCTTCTTTGCATGAAAGCAAATACTATACAAAGTTTTCAAGTACTGAAAATTTCACGCACGCACAAAACCTATTAAAATTAGGTGATACGGATAACATGAAAAAATTATCCGCCGCCGGGTTAAATGTCGGTACCGTGAAAAGTATAGGATCCGCGCCCCGTGTACAAAGATATAACAGCATTGTGGGCTTTTGTCCCAATGTCGCAAGATACCTCCAGGGCGCGCCGGATAACATGATAAATGTACGTCGCAAGATTTTCAAGACTTCAAAGGTTATCAATGTGTTTTTTAATCTATCGGTTTGCTATCAAACAAAAGCAAAGGTTATCATCCAGACAAACGCCGCTTTTGTGAATGCTTTATTAGCACTTGAAAGTAAGGGGTACCGGGTTAATTTGTACACCGGGCAATCGTCCCACGTGAATGATGAGTATTTCATTTGCGCGGTAAAAATAAAAGATAGTGCAACTTTTTTTGATAAAAAGAAAATTGCATACCCCCTGGTTAACCCGTCTTTTTTGCGCCGGCACATGTTCCGCGCGCTTGAAACGTCCGGCGTAACATATAAAGATTGGCCACATTGTTACGGATACCTAACGACAAAAAACGACAATGAAACAATAAAAACCGGGCTTCAAAAAGCCGGTGTAAAATGTGATACGATTGTTTCATTAACCGATATTTTAGGAATTTCTTCACAAGAAATTTTAGATACATGTTTTGCCAATCGCAAATAATAATCAATACGGGACGCAATACGCGCCCCGTATTGCGCCCCTGGTGGGAGATTATCCGCAAAGGGCGTATCAATGCAGCCACGCGCCCCGTATTGCGCCCCTGGTGGGAGATTATCCGCAAAGGGCACAAAGGTGCAGCCACGCGCCCCGTATTGCGCCCCGTGAATAACACTCCACCCGCGCCCGTTTTCGCAGGGTATATAGGGGTATATATACGTTATAGGCCCCCGCAAAAATCACCGGTTTACAGTTGCGAATAAACAAAAATGATGTTCCACTCAAATTTTAACACAAAATATTTTGTTATATAAAATATTCTTTGTACCTTTGCAACAGAATTAAGAAAGTAAGTTAAACCAGACCGCACGTTATAGACGGTCACAAAAATTTTGGATTATGTCAGTAAAAGAATTAAATCACGATCAGATTTGCGAGTTGAAACAAGCTATCCTCTGCCAGAGCTCTATGGAGCCGACGTGGAGCGAGATTGCTAACCCGGATGCATTCGTAAGCGATGATGAAGTTTACTCAGCATTCAAAGATTTCTCATTCAGCCCCGATGATTTCTATTGCGCTTGATATGCTTGCACCCGTCGTTATCCAGTTAGGCCTCTGCCTGCTGTGCTTTGCCTGTCTTGCTGCAATCGTGGCACTAAGTAAAGATTAAGTTTAACCCGTCCGGCGGTTCGTCCGCCGGACACAACAAAAAGAAAGATATGAAAACAATACATTTAGACTCATTCGGTGTGGACGCTGTTATTAATCAGATAGACCTCCGCAAAGATAGCGCACAATACGCGCTCGAATATACAAAGCTTATCACTCAGCAAATGCTCGAGCAGATCGTCGATGGCGTTGGCCGTAATAATACGGTTTGGTCCTGGGGCGCGTCGCAATTAAAGGGCCTGTGCTACGAGGCACTGAATAGCGATGGCGAGCAGCGGGCACTCATTCCCGTGTTGCGGTTCCACGTGGCCGGATTGCTTTTGCCGGATGGTCATGTACACGTTATCTATAACGAGGGCAATGATACGTATATCGTCGTTACTACGGGCAAAGATGGAGAAGTTATCCACCAGTCCGATGATGTCTATTGCGACCAGCTCGGCGAAGTGATAGATAGCTTTGTAGAGCGTGATCCGTCGTGGACGGATGACGAATACCTCCAGCGGGCAAACGCCGCAACCGTGGCACAAGGTATGCCGCCGCTCGTGAGCAACGGCAAACCGGTTGTCGTCGAGGATTTATCCTATCATACACTCGATAAATAAACAAGCAAAGAATATGTTTCACCAGCGGCCCCTATTATAGGGCCGCGCAAAAATTACAAATTATGGAAAGACTTAGTAAGCATTTGGATTATGTTGTTGCCACTGGCAAAGCAGAGGAAACATTATCATCGTTGAAGAAAGACTCACAAGATGCACACTACTGGAGCAGCTTCGACCCTGAACGCGCCGGACGTGTGGAACTTGATTCATACACACATTCACTCGCTGATGATCTGTGCGAGATACAGACAGCTACCGACGAGGATAAAGACCGCTATCGTGAGCAGTTCCGCGCGAAGGTGCGCGACCTGTTTGCTCGTGAGTCGCGTATTGCATCCGCCGCTGTTACGGGTCCGGCGCGTTTCCCCGTGGCACGTAATAAAAAAGCGATTGCCAGTTACGATGGTGCGTGTCGGGACTTTGCCGAGTGGCGCAAAAAGGCTGTCGGTGCAATCTTGCGATGTGTGGAGAATGGCAAAAGCCAGGAGCAGCGCGACGATGAAGAATGGCAGGAGGCACGTAAGAAAATATTCGATGAAGTGGCAGCTATCTGCGACATCGACGAAAAGAACGGATGGGGCTATCGTTCGCTTTTCGTGAGTAATCTGTATGGATTCGTGGAGCGCAAAGCTCGCAATGGCAAGATGTCGATTGTGGAAAAAGCAATGGCCCTTGTGGAGGAATATAACAGTAAGCATAAGAAGCCCGTTTTTACTCGCCGCCATAAGTGGTACCGACTTCCTGAACTTGCACTAAAATACTCGGTAAAGATGGAAGAAACCGCGCAAAGTGAGCCAAAGGTAACGACGTTTGCCGGTGGAAAAGTGGTGCAGGACTATGTCGACAACCGGCTCCGCCTGTTGTTTGATGATAAACCCGCGCCCGATGTCCGCGACCGGTTAAAGCATAACGGATTCCGCTGGAGTCCGTCCGCCGGGGCATGGCAGCGGCAACTCACTCATAATGCTATTTACTCACTTCGTTATTTGGAGTTGGGCATTCAGTTGTAAGCATTTCGGGGTAGGGCTATCCCCTACCCTATCATTTCCTGAATATCGTTTCACTCATTAAATCTTTGTAGCTATGAAAGTAAATGCAATGTACCTCACCCAGATGCGCACGGCGCGTAAGATAGAGAACTTCATCCGGCAACATGAAAAGTTTGTGCAGGGCGTTATCTTCATCGTGTCTATATACACCGCGTATTTTGTGTTTATGTATGCATAAATAACGATCATGCAGCCGTGGACGTGTTTTGCTTTTTGTTCGTCCACGGGGCACTAAAAAAGCGGAGGCAAATTGTTTGCCTCCGCTTTTTTAGTGCGTGTCCTGATTATTATTCTACCGTTGCAATCCACCGGCGAGCCAGCTTCATTTTTTGTCCGCAATGAGGACAAAGAACTTCATCATCTTTGATGGTGAGCAGTTGTTTTGCTGATACTTCGTCCGGATCGGCGGATGTGCGGTTGTTGCTTAACTCACCAGGTGCACCGGTATAGGGCACGCCTTCCGCGTCGGTAAATGCTTCCCGCATATCTTTGCAGCCGATGCCGTCGCAAAGCTCGCGCAACTTCTGCAATCCTATTTTATCACTGTTGTTAAATAGATAGTTTACGGCCTGTTGCGTGATGCCTACGGCCTTTGCTACCTCCGTTTGATTGTTGTACCCATACCGGGCGCACAACGTTGCTAAATCGACTTTTTGCATGTCTATATATTATATATATTAATGTGGATGTATTGTTTACGGCTGCAAAGATAATGTGTTTTTGTTGGATAACAAAATATTTTTGGTTTTTCTCAAAAATAATCGCTAAAATATTTGGTATTTTCAAATAATCTTCGTATCTTTGCAGTGTAATTAAGTAAGAGATAATTTACATGTTGAACCCGCCACCGCAAGGTTGGCACAAAACAAATAACACTATGACAATAGAAGCAATTAAGTACGTTTTCGATAAGATGGCAACAAAACCGGATGTCGATTTCGTCCGCATTTCTTTACGGGGTGAGCCGCGTGATATTAAGATTGACCGCGTTAACGGGACATTCCAGTATATCATTAACGAGCCTTTTAGATTTATCCAGATATTCCCCTCGGATGTTCATTTCGTGACGACTATCATCAATGCAAGCGATATTAACTTCATTGAAGTTCATAACAAGTAAATAATAACATTCAAAATCATATCATTATGAAAACTATTATTAGAAAAGAACAATTGATTAACTCAATTGACTTTACAGAGAGCGAATACAATAAAAAAGATGCCAATGCAACATTTGACGAGTTTATTGACCAGATAATTTCTGATTGTGACGAAAGTGGAGGTACATTAGAAGATGCCGTCTTCATCGGTAACGACGCATTTTCAAATTTAAAAGAGAAGAAGACTTACAAGATTTTTGCAAGTGGGGGGTTCCATAATTCGAAAGAAACTTACGTAATTGTATCTCAAAAAGCTTATAACGCCTTCGATGATGTAGAAAGAGGTCTGATAAGCTCATCGGAATGGATAGAAAATTATCTATCTGATAATCAGAAAAAAAGATTAGAAAATTACTTTTGTGGAATTAAGGGCTGTACATGCGGCTCATATACGAGAGCAGATTTCTATAAAAAATAAATTCATTCTTAATTCATTCACATATTATTCACATAGAGCCCCGTTATAGGGGCTCGCAAAAATCACATACGAATATGACAAACGTTATAGATAATCAGACTTTAGAGAATATCAAGAGCAACATTGCTCAAGGTTGGGACACATTGCAGGCTATTGCTGACTGCATGCCTGGTACTGAAATGGTGGACGCGTCGGCGGATAACAGCGGATTTCCATGTGGTGCCTCTGTACCCGCTGTTATTAACTTTGATAATATGGCAGCTGTGCGTGAACTTGCAAGTAAGTTTAATCTTACAACGGTAATACTCAAGCGGCGCGACGGATGGCAGAGCTGGAATGTTTTCAGTTATTACCCGGACGATAACGGGCTGTCCGTGTTGGAAGATTACGAAGATGATCCTAACTATTACATGATAGCCGACGAGGAGCAGGTGAACGACGAGTATAACGACCTTGTTGATTGTGTCCGTAGCGACCATGAAGGAGACGATGACTTGCAGGAGGCTTTGGAAGGTGTAGCCGCATGGCGTGATAAGCTTCTGAATGCTGTCAAGTCTTGCACGCCGGAACAATTCGTTACCGTGTGCATTGGCAGCGAGGGCGATGAGAGCAGCATTGAAATACACAACAAATACTCTATGATGTACCACGACAACGACGTTACCATCTGGGCAATAGGGCTCGTTAATGATAACGACAACGACTAATCACATGTTTAACCGCCGACGGCCTACGTTATAGAGGCTCGCAAAAATCAGAGAAATGGCACAGAAAAGATTTAGATACACACCAAAATATCCCGGCTGTCCTTCCTTTACCGCAACGTTTATTTGTGTGGAAACGGAAGGCGGCTGTAAGGGCTGGACGACTTTTAAGAAAGATGGCGATGATGATCATATCTACTCGATGTTTTTTGATGATCCGGAGGAAATAGAATGGTTCGACGATGACGATAATCAAGCAACAGACACGCCAACAACGCCGGACAAACAATCAGCCGCGGCAACGGAAACAACGCAGCCACGGCCACGAAAACCGCGAAAGCGAAAAGAAAAACCAGTCAGCCGGACAACCGACGAACAGGAACAGCAGCCGGATAATAGCTTATTCTCTTTGCTTTTTATCCTCATTGTTGCGGCAATTGTCATCGGTACGATTGTTTTCTTCCCTGGCATAATGGTCATCGCTGCCATATTTGGCACCGGTGGAGCCATTGCCAGAGCAGAAGATTATTAATCATTTTCAGTATTCAATATGTTATAGAACATCACAAAAATTACAGATTATGGAAACCATTTCAGAGAAAGTTATAGCAGCTATTGCAGCATTGCCCGTGCTGCCATTGGATCAACTCGAAATCATGGCAGATAGCCTCATTCAGGCTATGAAACGCAACAATGAGATAAAGGGCATGACAACGAATCCGCGCATCCTTGCAGAACTTGACAACGACAATGCCCGACTCAATCGGGCATTGCGCTGGGTGTGTGACTATGAGCGCATCATCGAGCAAGCGAAGAAGGAAACTACAAATAAATAAAGCAACGAACAAAGTAAACAAGTAAACAATAAAATTAGATAACTATGGATAATTCAAGAATTAACGCAAGCAATAATCGAAAGAATGATAATTCAAAGCTTCATGTTATGGGAGGGTGCACGCGTCAGGACATCCCGGCATTTCGCACGAATATGAAGATGCACCAGCCGTTTATCGTTGTCGCCGGTGCCTCGCTACGCACGGACATGGCACAGGTGTGCGTGATGACACAGTGGCCTTATATTGTTTGCAAGTTGCATCGTTTCGCAACATCCAGTACGCAGAAAATGAAGCGCGAAAGCAACCGTGAAAAGCGCGAGGAATGGCTCCGCGAGCGGTTAGTGGCATGGCGCAATCTTTCACGCGCTGAATACGAACATCTTTCAGTGCGCGAATATCTGGAGAGTATCGGCGAGACTTACGATGAAGAATTTGATGAGCCGCGCCTGGTGGCAAAGTGTCCCGGACTGAACATTTATCTCGAGCTGTACGGTTGTATGGAAGATGTGGAGATTAGCAAGGAGCCTATCGGTCCGGCGCGTGATGGCAACCTTATCGACCTGCAAGGACTCTACTATTATATGCAATGGATGGCGCAGTATATCGTCGGGTTTACTCCTATCCGCGAACGCTCGGAGTTTGCCACGGATGCCGACGACTGGCAACCATTGCTCGACTGGCATGGTGCCTACGACCGCGAGAATGTCAGCATTTTTTTGCCGCGTGCATGTGGTATCGGTGTGGATCACATAGACCCGTCGCGCCGCGCTCCGCGTGATGTCATGCACCCCTTCGACGAGGAAGAAAAGGAAGAATATGCCCGGTTGAAAGAACAACAGGCGAATAGTGCGAACCCCGCACCCCTGAATGAACTTCGCCGACAGGCAGCGGCCAATGTCGCGGCACGCAAGATGCTCCGCAAGATGGACGAGGAAAGTGAGAACAGCCGGCGATGATGATGGTTTGAATATCTTGTTTGGGGAGCAATGAGCGGCAAAAAAGGCTCTTAACCTCTTGCTTGTTTCCTCGCTCCCCTATCCTATTTTTCGATTTTCGATTTTCGTTTTTTTCTAAGTTCCTTATTATAGGCCGCTGAAAATTCACTGATTTCTACGTCCATTTCTACCAATTTTCATTTCTGTTTTCATTCCTTTTTTTCTTTCAATATATCAATATTACAACGTTACAAGTTTTCAAGTTATCAAGCAAGCAATGTTTTTATTATGGTATCTTTGGATAAAAGAAAGATGAAAAAAAGAAAATAACAATAAAAACAAGAAATAAACGCGGAAAGTTTTGTTTATTTTGAAAATATGTATTATATTTGCCAACAGAAATAATAACGTTAAAATCATTCAATATATGAAACATGATGAGTTGAAGGAAGTTGTTGCGGTAGTCAACAACAAAGGTGGTGTCGGTAAGACTACTACCGTGCAGAGCCTCGCCAAGGCGATTGTGCTCCGCCATCCTAAGTATCGTGTGCTTTGCATTGACCTCGACCCGCAGGGTAATCTCTCTACGCTGTTCGGGTTCGACGGTAACGGGCGCACGATGATGGACGCGCTAAAGGAATATTCCCCACTGGAAGAGAATACGGGTCGCGTGCCTGTCTATCGAGGTCAGGAGGGTATCTACTACGCTCCGGCTTCACCGCTGTTACAAGAGGCTGACAATGTTATCAATCATCAGATGCAGCCCATGCAGGTGTTGTATGGTTGTTTCGGTGCTTCCATCGACGATCACACCGATGCCGGACTGAGCTATGTGAATGATAGCTTTGAATATGTCTTGATCGACTGCCCCCCTTCCCTGTCCCGTACAACGTACAATGCAATGGCCGTGGCCGACAGTTTGCTCATTCCAGTGCAAATGGAGGGCCTGTCAGTTAACGGACTCGGTTCTATCCTTGTAGAGATGACACGCGTCAAAAAGACGGTTAACAAGGATTTGGAGATAAAAGGCATTGTACCGGTCATGGTGGATATGCGAGGCAATATTACTAAGGGCTTTCTCGACTATCTTCCGCAGCAGTATGGTGATTATGTTACCAAGACTTTTATTCATAGATCCTTAAAGGTTAACGAGGCGCAGAGCCAGTGCCAGGACATCTTCGACTACGCGCAGAAAAGTCCCGCGGCTGTTGACTATGCGGCTTTGGAGAAAGAAATCTTCAAATAACGCTCCGGAATAAACTTGATTACTTGTTTGCAAGCAAGTTTGTTTCGTTGTTAGCTTCGCTTCAAGCAAGATAATTATCATCATACCTATCATTATAGGAACGTTCAAAAACTAGAAAATAACAATTCAAAATCAATCAGTATGGCAAAGAATTTCAAGGATGCTCAGGCAATGGCTCTTGTCAGCAAGACCGAGCAGCAGGTGGAGAACGGTTTAGAAAGCGTGGCTAATGAGCCAGCAGTGGATGAAACCGCAAAGAATATTTCTGGCAGCAATGCCAACAATGGCAAAGGGAACACTGGTAACAATGGTGCCGACAACAGCAATGCCCACAATGCACCTGAAAAAGAGAATGCCCACAATGCGCCTGAAAAGGAAGAAGAAAAGGGCGAGTTCTTAGGCAGTTCCTTTGATGGCGGAGAGATACTTACCAGTCGTAAGGTGATGGCGGAACCGACGAAGGGTGTGCAGGTGCCTATGCCGGAAAGTATCTACATGCGCATGATGATGTACAAGCTTCGCAACAACGTATCGCTAAAGGATATGCTCGTCGAGGCAACGCGCTATTGGCTCGACGCAATGGAGAAGAAAGAGAAGCGGCAAAGAAAAGGTTAACTGACATGCAGGTTGTCGTAAAGAACATAGCAGGTTGTCGTAAAGAACATAGCAGGTTGTCGTAAAGAACATAGCAGGTTGTCGTAAAAGAAAAAAGGATTAGTATTGATTATCAATAAGTTACGATCCGCAAAAACCGCTTAATTATAATTGGTATAGTAAATACTATACTATTAATTACAAGTTTCCAAGTAAACTTGATAAATAATAGAATTATTATTATAGTTATAATTACTGGAGATGTTTCTATTGATTATCAATAAGTTACGCAAATATTTTACGACAATGTGCTATGTTGTTTACGACAAGTTGCTATGTGTTTTGCGACAACATGCTATGTCGATTACGACAGATTGCTATGTCGTTAATATAATAAGACTATGGATAAAGATAAAAAGCAGTTACCGATTACCGTATCTGATCTTGATAAGGAGAGGTGGATTAAGACTCCCGTTCCGTATGTGCAGCAGGGCGTTACTCTTAACAAAATGCAGCAGGACGTAATGTTTATGGTAAGCAAGCAAATGCAAAGCTATGTCAACGATTTCTTGGGTAAGTCGCATGATGATACGTTCCCGCAGCATTCTGCAATACCAAACGACGCGTTTCAGAAAAATGGCATGTTGTTGGTACGTCTAAAGATGAGTGATTTGGTAGATGTCTATGCTTATAGTCGCTTAGAGGCTGCATTGAAAGACCTTTATAAACTTCACGTGCGTACTGAGCACTTTGAACAAAAGAAAAACCGGGATGGAGAGTTGATGTACGACCGGCATGGAAATCCGAAGTACATGCACTATAATGACATCATGCCGATGTTTTCACGTATTTCTTTTCCTGATAGTAATAATAATGGTAATGATACGTCGATAGAGGGCAATGATGGGCGCAAGGCTGGTTATATTGAGATGGAAATTAACAGTTCTGTTGTTTCTACTGTGTTTGACATGAATCACGGCTTTGTCGAGCATCTTGCCCGTATTGCAAAATATAGTAATAACGATGCAACGTCTAAACTTTATGTTTATCTAAAAATGCGATCGTATCAGTTGAATACCAGGACTTTTAAGGTAACACCAGTGGACTTAAAAAAAACTACCGGACATATTATTTTTGATTTAAAGACCGATCAACTTGCGAAAGAGGATTATCCTCGGTGGAATGATTATGTACGTAGGGTGATTGAACCGGCAAAGAAAGACTTAGACCGGCTATGCTTAGAAAACAACAGCGAGTTTTCTTTTGAATACCATTGCGTGTATAATAACGGACGGGGTAGGGGAGTTCCTGACTATGTAGAGTTCACGCTTCATGCCTCGCGCCTGGGTATTGCGCACAAGCAAAACAAAGGGAAGTCGCAAGGTGTCATCATGCAAAGTTTGTTTGAGAATGAGCCGTTGACAATGAATGAGCAGGATAGACGCAATTGGCTGGCGGTCGTGAAAGCTTTCAATGGTCGTGGCGGATTGAAGCCGTTATTTCGTCGTGCAACATTTGTTGATGCAAGGAATGTGAAAGATGACAGGGGTGTGGTGCGGCATCTCTTTGCCATCAGCATGTGCCAGGAGGATCATGCGAAGATGAGTGAGCCAAAGGTCATGGCCGACTATGAGAAGTTCTTAAAGAAAATAAAGGAGATGTTCGGTACGAAGTATTATCCGGCTCTCTATATATTCAAGTCCAAATAATATTGATATTATGCTTGCTTGTGTGAAAGTTTGTCCCTAAGTTATCTTTCTTCATTCTTATCTTTGGAGTAAATAAACAATTATCAAAGTATAGAATTATGAAAGCTAATAATGTTTTTATTTACCTTGCGAGCAAGGTTGCAAGTAGGTTTGCAAATATTAAAGTAAACAACATTGCTTGTTTACTTGTTTTGTTAGTTCCTTTGTTTGTAAGTTGCAAGAGTAGCAAGATGGTGGAGAATACGCGCAGCGTGAATGTCTTACAGCAGCAGACAAAGCAATCCGTATCAGTGAAGGACAGTGGCAATGTGGCTGTTGTTGTTGCCAGTGCTGACAGCAATAGGGTAGGGGAGCAGTTGCGTGATAGTATACATGATCAGGATAGTGTCTATATCCATGAAGTAACAGAACTTGATGGCAACGGTAAGATTATAAAGCGCACGATAGATAAGACCAGCACGCACAAGAAAGACAGATTTGCAGTTAACAGCACGCAGAAAAATCACTCATCGGCCAATCAACAGCAACGAAACGACAGTCAAGTATCGGTAGCAGCTTTGAATATTGATAGCATCCTGGCAAAGACCGACTCCATATCAGCGAGCAAAGTAATGCAGAAACAAAGGCAGAAGCATGATTTTTTTTGGTGGATAGGTATGATTGAAATTGTTTTCTTTGTCGTTGTGGTCATTGTGTGCCTCGTTTGCAAGCTATGGCAGCGATATATCAGGAAACTTTAGTCGCAGTCGCGGTAGGACGGATGCCATGAGGATGGGTCATATCTTTCTTTAACGAGCAATACAGGCTCGTCCTGTAAGCTGACTGACATTTCAAATCCTTCTTTCTCTAATAAAGACAGATATATGGTAAGCGGATCACCGCAAGGGCAAACATCCGCCTTGAAGAAGTTGCGGAGCCGTATCTCATTATAGACTTCTGTATTGTAGTCCTGTTTGCTGACCGGCTGATATTGCCGACAAAAGGCATCCACCTTTTGTACTGCAACGAAATCCATTAACTTAGGGGCTTTATCCTCGTCTTTCTTTTTACTCATACGTAAGATTAAGATATTGAATGTTATGTTTTGGCAAAAGTACGAAAATTTTTTGGATATTATGTCCATTCAATTTGTCAATTTAACTTTTTTGCTTATCTTTGCACCGAAAATTGATTATTAAGTCTATGCAACAGCGGTATTATTATAAATTCCATGATGGTGATTTGCATCGTGGCACACGCGGTTTTAAGATGATGCGGTTCCATCACAGTGCCTATCGTGCAGAACTGGAGGCGCAGAAATACTGCAAGAAGATGGGAGCTTCCGAGTGGATCAGCGACCCTAACTTCTTTGCCGGTGGCGTGTCCTATCTTATCTTTGCCGACGAGCGCAAGGTGAATACCAGCGTTTGGCGTAAGGACATGACCGATGATGGCAATGGTTGTTATGTACCTAATGTTTGCGTCTATGATGGCATGGCTTTTATGTCTGACAAGATGCATCCGAGCAATACCCGTGATAGGATTTATAGTGGTATCGGAAAGACTTTCGATGAAATAAAAGGTAAGTTCGACTTGCAGGGCTGGGCAAAGTGGTTGCGCCTTGATGTGAAAGGACTCACTGACGAGGAAATTACTTCAGCCATTCACTCCGTCGTCTCTGGTAAGAAGTTCTATTCGCTGATGCGCCTTGTGCCATCAGGAATGATCGTAGAAAAACCCAATGGCAAAAAGCGATATACGCAAAATCAGATGAAGGCTTTGTCTGCCGAGCGTATGCGTCTTTCTTTGCCCGTGGTGCCAACGTCGCGGTTCTATGAAGTCGTGGGCGCAGACTTACGCAGTGATGCCAATCAGAAAGGAAAGAAGAAAGGTATAGGAAATACACCTACCTTCTTCCATTACTTCCACAACTTCTATATTTCGCTTGACTATCCTTGCAATAGCGAGGATATGAAGCCTCTGTCAGTTGCTGAATATATGCAGGCGCAGCGCGATTTTGAGAAGTTCTGCAATGAAAAGAAAGAAACAAAATAGAAAGGTTAGCAAGGTTTTTTACAGGTTTTATCATACGATTAGTAGATTAGTTTTTAGTATTAGTTTTTAGTTCAAGGTAAATGATTGTTATTAGGTAACAGAAATCGATAGGAGTATTGATTTTGAACGTTATTATTTTTGAGAAGATTAGAATGCCGGTATGCGTGAGCACACCGGCATTTTCTGTTGTGTCCGCCTAAGCAGTCTTAAATCTGTTTAGGCGTAAAGGGCACTATCAGCGTTGTGCGCTTTCCCCTTTGTTGTCCGATACCAGGTCGCTGTCGAATGAAAGGTAGCCCCCTTTGTTCTTTTCTATTTGAGCCAGTTGTGCGTTGAGCATCTTGATCGTCTCGTTCTGACTGTTGATAATGTCGTAGAGCTTATCGCGCAGTCTTTCGTTGCGCTTGATGAACTCCGTGCGCATGGCTGTTTCGTGGGCACGCGCCTCGTCCTTGATGCGCATGATTCCCTGTTGACATTTCAGTTCCATTTTCAATAGAGCGATATTGTCGGTATCGTTCTCATTGATGGTCGGTGTAGGAATAGGTGTAGGTGCAGAAGTCTGACTGCTATTGTCGGGCGCGTTGTTATCGTCCGACTTTTCATCTTTCGCAGGCGTTTCCTTTGAAGAAACCGGCATTGACGGATATTCCGCTGGCATGTGTGTTTTCTGATGAAAACGTGGTGCCGGGTTCACGTTCTGCCGGTTGCCCCGCTCGCTGTCCTTGGGATAGCCACCGATGGGTTCGTATTCCTCTTCCGATTGCGGACGGCGGATCTGTTGCGGTGCGTCATCGTCCATATCGAAGAAGAAACAAGCAAGCGGAATAGAAAAGGTGTTGCACACGCGCAGGATAGTCTCAACGGGCATAGGCCGTTCCCCATTCTTCCATGCGTTCATACTTTTGTTGTCCTGTGTACCGATGCAGTTCAGTATACGGCGGTTGCTGATGTTGTTCTCGGTCATCCATGACTGCAAGAACTTGTAATTATAACGATACTCCATAATAACAGAATTTAGAGTTATACGATAGTTGATTTTGAACGTTTTATTTATGTATTGTTTCTTTCAAAATGTTAAAATCCAAAAATAAAATGGATAATACATTTGTGATAACAATATTTTGTTTACCTTTGCATACAAATTTACAATATATATATTAGACTAAGAAATGAAAATGTCTGTTTTTGACAAAATCTTGCAAACAAAAAGTCCATTAGGGGTAGACGATTTATCTCCTGACGAAAAGAAGGCTTTGTTTGCGTTGTTGGTGCAGCATGGCGCCAGCAATGGTTTTGCTTATGACCGTTTCTTTCAGAAGGGTTTTCATCCCTGGGAGCTTGATGGTGTAGATGCCATTAAGTCGGACTTCCTCAAGGCGCATGAGAAAGAAATGATGGAAAGCGAGGATGCCGACGGAACCAAAGGTTATGCTTTCGCTTTGTCGCTTGACAATAGCGATGGCGGTTTCTGGCGTGCCATTGGTCAGGTGCCCGGCTTGATAACAGCCTTTAAGAACATCATGCACGAAAAAGGTATGATGAGCGATGTAACAATCATCAAGCGTTTCAACGCTGATGATTGGAAACCTTACGAGCGTTGTGGTGTTAGCAAGATCATCAGCGACTACGTGCAAGCACAGAAAGGCGCGGCATGAACTGGAGGATAGCAGGGTATGGCTTTCGCTATTTTGCGCGGTATGGCACGGCGTGGTTCATTCCGCAGCGTGTGGCCTATTGTGTGATGGTGGAGGATGGCGTGATAACGTTCCATTTTCGCGGTATCTCCTTTCGCACGCTCTGCAATATCTTCACGTTTCTTATCCCATCCAACGGCAAGGGTGCAGCCGACGACTTTGTGATGTCGCGTGAGCATGATTTCCGTTATCTCAACGGGCACGGCTATTGGCGTTGGCAGGTAAGCATCGTAAACTTGCATGATCGTTTCTGCTCGTTGGAAGATTTGATATTACTCGTCGAGAGCCGTTTCAAAGCTTCCGCGATAGGCACTATACAGCAAATGCCGGTTGATGACTTCCTGAATACTACAGATGCCGGACGATGGAACTTTGATTGTAGAACAAAAATTAGAAAACTAAAGATAAAACAAAATATATGAAGTTACTTGATATTACCTTCGACTTAGAAACCACATCCCTTAGCGCCAATGCAGCAATCTTGCAGATAGGTGCCGTGGCGTGGGATAGAGAAAATCGCAATACTCCGTTTATTGTAAGTAAGAAAGATGAAGGAGATACCTTTTTCTTGTACAATGTAGCGTTGAACGGTCAGTTTGTTGGTGGTTGCGACTTCGACAGAGATACGCAGGAATGGTGGCAAGAGCAAGACGAAAAAGTAAAACAGACGCTTAACGGCAAAAGTGATACGGTTGAGAAATCTATTGGTGACTTCTTCGGTTATATCGACAGATTGAAGAAATCGACGAATGCCGATGAAGTTAATCTTTGGTGCCAAGGTCCCGATACCGATATTGCTATCTTGAAATCGGCCATGTCGCGCTTTATGGGAGTGAAGCTACATGATTTCCCAATTGAGCACACTCGTTTTCGTGATGCCCGCACTTTTGTTCTCGAAGGCGGCTTGGCTTATGCAATAGTGTGTGCGCGTAGAAATAGAACTGGTAGAACTGGTGGTTATCTCTTTGGTGTTCCTAAAAATGAGTGGTGCGCTATAAAAAACGAATGGGTGAAGAATCCGAATATGGTTTATAAGTATATCCCGGAGATACCCAAAGAAACAACCGACATCTTAAACAGTCTTGTTAGTGGTGGCACTCACAATGCCCTTTGCGATGCCATCCGCAGCACATGGAACGTCTGGTGCATTATGAACCAGTACATCCCAACTGACAAAGACTGACTCTTCCCTTTTATTCAAAACAACAAATGAGATATTCCCCTATTATAGACACACTGGCGGCATTACCGCTCACGCTGTTGGTGAAGCCGTCGGACACGCAGCACGATGCCGACCGCATTGCGTGCTTCTGTCCGTTCTGCAAGGGGAAGAGCACGACACCGCATTTTATCATATACAAGAATATCAAGGGTGGACTCTATGGTACCCCCGTGATGAAATGGATGTGTACCGAAACCAAGCGCACCGGCTATGGAGCCGTCGAGCTGTTGGCAGCAGTGAGGGAGTTGCCGATGGATGGCGATGACCTACGCCAGGTGTGCTTGGAATTGGCTAAGTTGCAGGGTATCGACTACCCCGAACTTTATCAGCGCGACTTGCGTACCATTGCCGAGCGACCGCAACAGACTTTTACGTTTATGCCTACGGCTGATTTTACGCCGCAGGAGTTGCAATCGTTAGGCTGTACGGTCAAGCTCGATGCCAAAGGCGTTATCCGTTATGGCTTTGACACATGGCGCGAGAACAGCAGCTATTTCACGCCGGATATGATTAACAAGGATTTCCGAATCTACTCCTTACAGAGCGCGACCCTTCCAGCAGTCATGCGCAAGGGAGAAGAAGTGTCCGAGGTTATCCACGGCACACCATTCAATCCTTTGTTTGTCTGTTTCACCGATGACAGTATGCAGTGTGGTTGCCTGTTCCGTCCCGGTACCGACGATGCACCGATACCCTTCTCCAACAACGACGAGGATACGCCTCGCAAGATTGGTCGCTGGCTCACCGGAGACCGCGTGTTTGCTTTGGCAAAGAACTATGCCGACGAGCGCACTACTGGCGTGCGCCGTGCCATCGATGAAGTCTCGACGATGGAGGATGTCAAAGAGACAAACACCGTATGGCAAGGGCGCGACCAGGTAGATGTACCGATTGAGGATAAGGACATCAAGGCGCGTGCGGTAGTCTATTGCACCACACCACAGGATGCCGTGGCTACGTTCTATCACTTGCAAGCACTTCGACATACCTACACCGAAGGCAGCGACGCAAAGATATATTATCATGTTGCCTTTACTTACGGGCGCGTTGACTTTTCTACGGTTCACCATCGGCAGCTGGCTCGCTTTGCTGATAACGTTTATATTCTCTTTCCCGGCGATATGAAGTCGTTGCGTATCTCGCGCATGATTTGCCGTCGTCATCGTGATGTTTACCGTGCGCAGTTACCCGATACCTTCCATAGCGTCGTCTATCAGCGTTATGCCCGGCTCTACAATCGTCCCGTGCATACGGTGCGCGATTTCTTCCTCGCTTACAACATGCCCTATGAGGAGCGGTACCGTTACGATGGCGACCTGAACAAACTGTTCAGCAAGTGTTTCTCATCGGCTGTTACAACCAATCCGTTTGAATATAAGGAGAACCGCGACCGCAATGGCAATCTAAAAGAGACTTACTACATCATCAATCCTGCAACCGTGTGGGAGTTCATGGCAAGTGAGGGCTATGTGCGTGATGTCGATGATGAAAGCACAGATAAGATAGGACGTTTTGTTCATCTTGACTGGCCTTTTGTCGATGAGCTCGATAAACCGTCGATGGTAGCAGCTGCCAACAGCGCATTGGTTGAATATGCTAAATCGGTAGCGCGTACCGGCACCGATGACTTTGTACTGATGAAGCAAGCCGTAGCGCACAGCAAGGAGATTAACGAAAAGTCGATTGCCGCCATTCCTCCTTTCAAGGTGGACTATACTGGCGGATATGGCAAAGACGTGGAGCATTTCTTCTATGAGAATGGGGCTTTGCGGATCACCAAGACCGACATCCGTTTAATTCCCTATACGCAGCTTGATTTCAACGTTGATCGCAGCGAGGTGCTCCACTGGCGTTATGCCACACCGTTTAAGGACGACAACGTACCTTTCACAATTGATGAAAACCCCGAATACATAGGCCGCAAGGATCTCATAGAGGAACACCGCAATCAGACCGACGACAACGGGCATCCTCTTTACACCTTGCAGCAGATTGCCCAGCAGCGCAGCGACCTTAGCGTATGGGGACGCTTGCACCGCTGGCTGATAGACTTTACAACATCTAATATCCGCGACATGTGGCCGTCGCTACGTGTGCTCCGCGGCTTTGCCAACGAGCATTGGGATGTTGAAGAGGAACTGTTGCGCAATGGCAGCGACTTCGACGATGACCAGATGGCGGAACTTAACGGCCACTTTGCCAATCTTATCTTTTGCCTTGGGCGCATCCTTTGGCGGTACCGCGACAGCAAGAGCAACTGCCTTCCCTATCTCATGGAGAATACCGTCGATAACGAGCGCAAGGCACAGGGCGGTAGTGGTAAGAGCTCTTTCGTAAAAGTCTTTGCCGCGTGTGCCGGTTACGTCTATAACGTGGACTGTAAGAACCTTGAGGATAAGAACAACCTTGCCAAGTCGTTGGCTACTTTCCGCTTGCACCATCACCGTGTCATCCACTGGGAAGATTGGGAGAGCCGCGACAGTATCAAGATGCTCTACAACTTCATTACGAGCGGTATCAGTGTGCGTAAGATGTTCGACAACGCCAAACAGATAGAACTTGACGGTTCGCCTGGTATGATCGTCAGCAGCAACTATCCGCCGTCCGATATGGATGACTCCAGTATGCGCCGTTTGTGTATCGGTGGTTTCTCTCACCGCTTCTGTGGCGAGAACAGCATACAGAACCGGGCGGCACGTCAGATTTCCGACATCATGCCTGACTTCACGACTGGCAATGTCGATAACATGAAATTGGAGACGCGCAATCAGATTGCTTATATCTGTGCGCTGGCCGTGCAGTTCGTGATGAAGTACGACGAAAAGGTAGATGCACCGCAGGATGATTTGCGCTACCGCACGTTGGTTCGCTCGCTCAGTGATAGCTTTGTCCGCTTTGCTCAGAGCTTCTTTGAGCAGGAATGGATATATGGCAATCCTGTGGATTTGGACTCAGCCATGCAAGAATACATCCGCGACTACACCGATGCCAGCGACTCTAAGGCTGACAAATATTCGCGCAAGGCGTTCTATCAGCGCATCCTCGACTATTGCCAGACTATCAATGTCGTGTGCAATCCGCCACGTCTCTACAAGAAGGACAGCCGCGAGGAGCGTCGTCGTTACTTATCTTTAAAGGCATGGGTAACGGAAATCTATTTTGCGGGCAATGAGTGGAAAGGCGATACCACGGTTGAACCGAAGGCCATCCGTCAGTTGGAACAATCGCAGTACGTCGTCTTTTTCTATCGCACCGACAAAGACAAGATACCTGCAGGACGTGACGAACTGATGCAGCACTATAAGGACTTCATCCGTCAGCCTGACCCCGCACCCTTCCGCGATGAGAACGGCAATGTGGTTGCACTCACCGATGATGAGAAGCAACGCTTGCAGGACTATCAAGACCGCAAGCAGGGCAAGAAACGTTATGCGGCACCACAACAGGAAACAGCAGCGGTGAAACAGCAGGACGAGGACTTACCATTCTAATCTAAGGAATGGTAAACATAATATTCTATGAAGTAAATATAATATTCACATTCTAAAACGTTACAATTATGGCATCATTTTATGGAACCATCGATTTAATGAAAATCAAAGGGGCTAAAGTTCTGTCAGGACTTGACGAAAAGCACCCGAAGATGAACTACGTGTGCATCCCGTGCGTGAACTATTCGGGTGTGGAGCTAAAGAGTGGCGACAACGGCACCTACCGCGCTACGCTCCCTATCAACCTTTGGCCATTGCCGGAGTCGTACCGGCAGAAAGCCATTGCCTCTCGTGCCAGCCGTGGCGAGGACGTAACTAACTTCAATCCGCCATCGCACGGGGCGGATGTCAACTACGATTCAGACTTTCGCGAGAAGGCTATGGAGGCCGCAAAGAAACGCATCCTCACCGAGCACCCTGACTGGAAGGACGCGCCGGAGCATGAGCGCGAACTGAAAAACGAGATATACAACGCCGTGCGCATCAAGCTCGGCAACATCTATGCGCATGTCGCTCAACCGCATCAGCCTACCTATACCCAGCAGCCCGTCATGCCGCAGGCCACCGGATGGCAACCGCCAACGGTTGATGCAGAAGGCAATTCCGACCCATTAGAACTGCCCGTGGACGACGACGATTTGCCCTTCTAATTCTCTCAACCATCAAGTAAAACCATAAAGACAATTATAGACTATGTTCAAGTTTGTTATCAGTTCCGACGAACTGAAAAATGTGTTGGATGTTGCGTCATCGGTCATCATACCGAAGAATATGCTACCCATCCTTTCCAAGGTACTTATCACTAAGCAGGGCGACGATTTCTTTGCCGTCGGCTCTTCTTCGGAGAATGAGCTCACCGTGCCATTTGCCTCTTTACAGGTAACAAAGGGCGACTTCGAGGCTTTCTGCATCAGCCCTGACATCTCGAAAGTGTTAGGCACATTAGGCGTGCAGCCGCTCACCGTTACCATCGACGACCACAATGCCAAGATGGAATATCAGAACGGATCATTCGATGTGCCCGTTGAAGGCAGTGAGGACTACCCTCGTATGCAGACCATCAAGGTTGACGGACGTTTTGTTGCTTTCGACGCTGACGCCATTGACCTTTTCCCCACTATCAATAAAGCATCTTCGTGCGCTGTGAAAGGTGATACCATCCGACCCGTGATGTCGGCTGTACTTATCGATGCGACCAATGACGGCTATGTGATTGTCGCCACCGACGGGCACAAGCTCTATAAGCGCAGCACACTGCCCGGAGTACCGTTCCTCACGGCTGGATCACCCATGCAGTTACTTCTTCTGCAGTCTGCCATCCGTCCATTGATTAAAGCCTTTTGTGGTGTCGAGACCGTACATATCGAGGCTGACAACCGCGCCGTGCATTTCTATGCCGGTGGCACCAGTATGTACATTACTACCATCGAAGGCCGTTATCCTAACTACAACGTCGTGTTCCCACAACAGCAGGACTACCATGTTGTCGTCGATGTAAAGATGCTCGTTTCTGCCTTGAAGCGTATCGTGATGTTTTCTTCTATACAGACATCGCTTATCTGCCTGAAATGCGAGAAAGACGGTGAGTTATCTTTATTCTCGCAGGACCTTGACTTCGCACGTTCCAGCAAGGAGACCTTGCAGTGTGTGGAGTGTACGCTGCCTGTCGGTTTCCAGATAGGCTTGAAAGGTGTTGACTTCATCAGCATGCTTTCACTGACCACCACCGACAACGTGCGACTGATGATGTCCGACCCGTCGAAGGCCATCACCATGAAAGAGGAAGATCCGAAATCGTCGTTGTCGCTCTTGCAGATGCCACTCTTGCTGGCCGAGAACGCCTAACCATTTGTCTCACCAAACACTTTATAGCTATGACAACAATTATCGTTCCTACGTGGCTCGCCTGGACTGTGACTATCCTCTTCGGGTTGCCCCTTGCCATCGTTGGCCTTTTGTGTCTGTTCCTGATTATCGTCAGTGTGGTGTCGTTCTTTAAGGACGGCACGCAGACTACACCGCGTATCGAGGAGTAGCGCAGTGAAAAGTACGGAGCTCGCAATATCTGAGCATTGTGCTCTCTTATTATAAGCTTCGTACTTTTCTTAGAATTTTATTTTGTTTTTCTTACTCGTTTTTCATAGAAAAATAAACAATGTTATGATTACTAAAAACACCTATAAAATCTGTGCTCCGCAATTTTCTTTTGAATAGTCGAAGCTGTCCCTATATCTGTTAGTCTATATTCTATCTTTGTTATAGCAACAAAACATTAGTATTATGTTCAGACTTGATAACATGTTAGAGCGGTGGACGGAGCTGTATAAGCTGACCAATAACGGCGGAGCGGGAGGAAAGCGTAGGACTTTCTTTCGTACCGAGGTGGACTACCGCAGCGATGAGTGGATAAAAAGTTTGCCGCTGGTTTCGTCGCCTTCCGTGGGCTATTGCACGCAGATAGATGGTATGGTGCAGGGTTCTGTCATCAGTTATCAGCACCGCATCTTATTTATGGTGAAGCAAAACCTTGGCGGCATGGCTACCACACAGGCGCAGCGCGATATGGATGCGTCCGACTGCAAGATATTAGGTAACGATATGGCACTGGATTGTTTGGCTTTCCTCTCGTTGTTGAAGAAAGCCGCGTCGAATCATCTCAATGGGCTCAGCGAGGAACAGCTTGCGATGGTGAAGCCGTTTCGTGAGCAGTTCGACATTGCGCCTTGCGCTGGCTTGCAGGTGGAAAACGCTAATTGGGCTACGATACCGAAGATGTACAACGCCTGGTGGGTGTGTGAACTGAATGTTATTCAACTGGTGCAGCGACCGCTTTGTGTCGTTAATGCCAAATATAATCTTTGAGCGATGAAAAATTTATCCTTATTCAAACGTAAGCACAAGCAGGAGGAAGATGTCGCGACGCGTACCATCCGCCTCTTTGCCACCTTCGATGCCGTGCAGAAAGAAGGGCTGTTGTCCTTTGATGTCAAGACCCGACGGCTGTTCATCGAGGAGCCGATTGCTCGCACGATGATGGTCAGTGCGGAGAAGTGGATGGCTTTTCTTGAAAATGCTTTCTACTGGCTTTACTATCATCAGTGTCAGGAGGCTTACGAAAAGTATTTTCAGCAGGAAGAAATAAAATCCGTTCATCGTGCTCAGCGCAAATATGCTGTGCTGACCCATGCCGACGTGATGCGCATCCGTCATGCACGGCGCGATGAAATCAAGCAGGACGATGTGGCTATGCCAAAGGTAGAGCCGTTTGAGTTCTATGTGGTGCGCGAGCAGAGCGAGAAACCGAATGATGAGACAAAACACGAAAAGCCCGCAGGAGTCATCATTCTTGTGGGAACCTACGACTATGACAGCGAGAACTTTCAGACTACCGACTGGCAGACGGTGAAGAAACTGTTGGATGCAAAGGAATAATCATCAGAGGAGGAACCATCATGGCAGTAAAATACAAGAAACGCACCCGACCGCTGAACCGCGTCATCTATGAGTTTATGACCGATGCGATGTATCAGTTGCATGCTAATATGTTTACACAACATGTATGGCCTACGCTTGTCTATCCTGGCTATGATGCCATCAACGAGTACCGCCGTGTGCGTGGTCAGTGGTATTCCACCGGTGAAGGAGAAAGAAGCGTCGAAGCGCGTATCATCAATGCCAACAATCCGGCAGACATTGCGATGGTGTTCTCTTTCAACGACTATTTGCGATTTGTGGATATGGGTGTTGGTGATGGCACGAAGTTAGGCGGTGTTGATAGTTCGCGCAAGGCACGATACAAAACAACCTATACACAGAAGTGGAACCGTCGTACAGGACGCTCGCAGCGACCGGCTATTATGATGGAGATGCGACATGTGCAGAGTCGTGTGTGCGGTTATGTGCAGGATTATTACGGGTTGAAAGGTCAGACCTACCTTGCAGAGGGTATCGAGGGTATGGCCATGCAGATATAACTTCAGGAACTCTTTTTTTATCATAGTATTTTTTTAGGTTTACGATCAGTAAACAGAAAGGATGTGTTTTTTTCTGTCTTTACGGCCCCGTCGTTGTGATAATGGCGGGGCTGTTTCGTTGGGTATTGTCCCTAACGGCCTCTTTGTATTTCGTATTTTTACCTAAGAAAAATTAAAGGATTGAGATATGGCAAGATCACAAAAGGCAGAGGTTGTCATCACCTGTAACGCTTCACAGGCAAAGCAGATGATAGAAATGCTCAGAGCAAAAGCTGAGCAGCTCCGTCGGACCTATGCAAAGCGCGTGGAGGAATACAAGAAGCTCCTTGCACAGTCGGGTAAGGAGACTGACAAAACACGACAGTTGCGCAAGGAAATCAATGCGCTGGAACGGCAGTTCAAGACGCTCGACAGTGCCGAGAAGCACAACTTGCAGGAACTTGGCGACATCAATAAAATTCTGAAAAACCTTGGTGGGGCTACCACACGGCAGCTTCGCTCGGCTCTCTCTACGCTGAGAAAAGAGCTGGAGAATACATCCGGCAGTGAGATACAACGGCAGAAGCAGTTGCAGATGCAGATGAAAGCCGTGCAAAAGCAGATAGACAAAAACACGGGTGCCGTGAGCAAACATGGCAATGCGTGGAAAACGTCTATCCGCAATATCGGTACTTACCTTGGAATGTTTGCCCTTGTCAGCACAGCTATATCGAAGTTGGGCGACATGTTCCGAAAGAACCTTGACATGAGCGACCAGCTTTCGCAAATCCGCATGGTGTCGGGATTGTCGATGCGTATGGTGGATAAGCTGAGCGAGCGGTTGCGGCAGGTTGACACACGTTCTACACTGACCGATTTACAGCAGATTGCCTACGAGGGCAGTAAGCTCGGCTTTGGTAAGTACGGCGTAGAGGGTTTGGCTGGTTTCACGGAAGCAGCCAACCAGGTAAACGTCGCGCTGAAAGAGCAGATGGGTGAGGACACGTTGCCGATGATGTCTAAGATGGTGGAAAACATGGGGCTCATCAAAAAGATGGGAATTGAGAAGGCACTGTTATCCACCGGCTCGGCCATGTTCCGACTGGCTTCCAGCAGTACGTCATCGGCAAACAACATCATGGAGTTTGCTAAACGATTGGCCGGCCTTGCATCGGTAAGTAAAATTACCACACCGCAGCTGTTGGCATTAGGCTCGGCATCCGACTCCATGATGCTGATGCCGGAAGTCGCGTCAACGGCATTCAATAAGATGATCACGGCGTTGCAGACGCAGCCGCAAACTCTTGCTAAAGCATTAAAGTTACCGAAGGACACGTTGAAAGACATGCTTTCGGCAGGTAAGACGATGGACGCGCTCTTGCTTATCTTCCAGCGCATGCACGACATGGGTAACATGAATGCCATGTGGAATATTTTTAAGCCGTTAGGTTCAGAAGGTGCGCGACTGAATGCCGTGGCTGTGTCAATGGCAAAGAACGTTGATATGCTTCGTGAGCATGTCAAAACAGCTAATGAAGCATTCATCGATGGCCAGGATGTTACTAAGGAGTACAATCTTCGTCAGGAGACTGCCAACGGATTGATGGAGCGGGCCAATAATCTTTGGTCTAAAGCTTTCGTCAACAAAGATGGAGTTGACTCTGTGAAGGAACTGGCTTTGCAGTGGTACAATCTGAGCAAAGAGATGACCGGCTCGCAGGGTGTGATGAACTCTTTGCGCCTGACTTTTGAGTTGCTCATTTTCGACGCAAAGACCATCATCCGCTTTTTGCCGCAAATCATCATGTTCTTTAGTACCTATGGCATCATCCGTGGCATACAGGGAGCGGTAACAGCTCTTACAGAACTTCGTGCCTCTATGCTTGCGGCCAGGACAGCGCAAGAGGGCTTGAACATTGCGATGAAGTCGAATGTCTTTGGTGCAATCGCGGCTCTCGTCGTTACTGTCATCGGCACTATTTATGCGTATGCGTCGGCAACAAAAGAAGCTACTGAAAAACAAAATAGTCTGAATGATGCCGTACATGAGTACAAGGTGCAAGCGAAAGCGGCGGAAATAGAAGTTTATCGGCATTATCAGGCTATTCTTAAAGCAAAGAAGGGCACGCAAGAGCGCACGGCAGCTATTAAGGAATTTAATAAGATTTACGGAGGCTATCTTAATAATCTATTAACGGAGACTTCGTCCGCTAAAGATTTGTCAAATGCCTATCGCGCTGTTGTCAAACAACTGCAAAACAAGTATGCGTTAGAGGCTCGTGATAAAGAAATGAAACGCGTAGTGCAGCCGCGTATTCAGTGGTCGGCAAACAGACTTGAAAGTTATGATGAAAGTATAAAGGGTACAAAACATAGTGCGCAGGGTAGTTCGTGGCTGTATGGCTTTTATCAAGATCATAGTCATTTAGGCCCTTGGGGGTTCGCTAATTTTTTGCGTCGCCATGCCGGGTATAACATTTCCGATGCTCAGTTTGCCGCAGCTATAAATCAACGGTCAGGTAAATTCTTCGATGATCCTGATGGACGATTTAAGGCGAATAGTATAACAAGCGGTTTTAAGTGGCATCCATCTAAGAACGCGAGAGAAGCTAATGCTTTTTGGAACGCAGTGGCTTATTACGCTCAACAGAAATCCACGGATAAATGGACTGGTAAGGTAAATGCAGCTTTTGGGCCATTCATCTCTAACGAGGATCTTTCCGCCGACGATTCCGACGCAGGTACATTCAATAATGATAAGACCGAGGATAAACTTGCGGCAAAGGCAGCAGCAAAAGCAGAAAGAGATCGATTAAAGAAGGAACGTGAGGCAAGGGCTAAGGCAAGAAAAGCAGCTAATGAGGAATTGAAACTCGCAAAGACAGATGCTACTGCTATTATATCTGACATTGAGGCGTATTTCAATTTACAGTTGACAGGATTGAAAGACCGTATAGGAAAAGACCTAACGCCTGATGTTGGTGTAGCACTGACAGCACAGTTGAAAGATTACGAGAACCGTTTCCTTGCGGCAGCACGTTTCCGCTTGTCAGGACACCAAAACGAGCATCCTGAATTAGACTTTTCTAAGATGCTTCAGGAGCTTTCTACTGGCTATTTACAACTTGATACGGAAAATGGCGGAACCGCAAGTAAGGCTCTCATGGCTCGTATGCAGAATGTTGACCTTGACAAGGCTTATAGAAATCTCGCTAAGTTCAACGGTTCCGATGCTGTTTATGGCATAAACGCCGGTGCTGTTCTTGATGAGATATATAAGAATGGAACGGAAAATCTAAAGTCTAATGCTGATATTCACGAAAAACAGGCAGATGCAACCGAAAAGGTTGTAGAGTCGTTTGATATACTGGGTAATGTTATCAAGAAATATACTCAGCAAGCTATCGATGTGGGCTTAAATCCTGTCGATGTCCGTCGTTATGCCGGTGGAGCAAATCCGTTAAAGAATACAGAGGGGGCAAAGGGAAGCGGTAATACACTTGACGAGGTAATTGTTAATGGCACGGCTCCCAAACGCTTTATGTCGCCGTTTTATGAGATGCTTATGCAGTTCCCGCGTAATGGTTATCATCCTTATGAGAGCGATATAAGCACAGATAAAGGACTTTGGAAATGGATAACAGGACTCGTTTCTAATTTTAGCGGTGTTCTTAATCCGGATGGTACGCCTAAAATGGTGAAATGGGCGAACAACTGGGAAACCACCGGTAAGATGATGAACGGCTACGAGGATGACAAGGGTAATCATATAAAAGGTTTATATGATGTCAAACTTGACGGTAATGGCATTCCCGACCTTGACGACTTGAAGAAGATACTCGACGCTAACAAAGGAGAATTGAGAGATAATATTTATTATCTCTATAATCTTCTTATGAAGTATGGTGATGATTTTTGGGAAGAGCAGAAGAAACGTTCTGATGAACTCAAGAAAATCATTGATACGATGTGGCAGCGTAGTAATGAGTATCGTCAGTACAGCAATGCTGACAGGGCGTTGTCGCGAATGTCAGATAAGGAAAGTCTTTATGGTCGTCGGCAGAACGACTGGCAACCATTCGGTTTTTCCAAGACCGTCCGCGGCGATGATGTGGAAATGGCCGAAAAGCGCAATAATCTATGGGCGGCACAGGCGCAATACCAGATGGCCAAACTAAAGACTACCGACCCGAAGGTATTAAACGATTACCTTGACAAGATAGATAAGGCGCAGAATGAACTTGAAAAGACCGTAGCCACACGCGTTACCGACCGTATGAGTGAGTTGAAGCAGTGGACGGATCCTATTGAGCAGTTGGGCACGGCAATGGGTAAGGCTTTCGCGATGATGTCGGATAGTGCCAAGGCTGGCCGTGATGCCGTCAAGGAAGCATTGGCCGACATGGTGCGTGCCTATGCGCAATCGACGGTGAAGATCATCAACGAGCTCATGATGCGCAAGGTCAAGGAAGAGCTTATCCGTAAAGCCGCGAAGAAAGGCAAGAAGAGCGGTTTTGAAACTGAGCTTTTCAATGACAACGGCATACCGACCGGAACCATTGAGAACGCGAATATTATTATTGGTAACAGCAACTTGTCAACTCCCGCACCCACGGAGACAACCGGTGCAGCAAGCGGTGCGGCTGGAGCTACGGATATGGGTAAGGGCAATGGTGCGGCAACAATGACAGGAACTTCCTCGGCTGGTGCTACTGACGTAACGGCAGCGCAGAACGCGGCCACGGGTGCAGCACAGAGTATTGGACAGGGCAATACCGATGCCACAAGTGTTGTCGGTGGTGCCATTAGTAGTGTGGCTGGTGATGCTTTGGGCGGGTTATCTTCGAAAGTGAAACAAAAAGTGGCCGATGATAAAGCCATTGAGAAAGAGAACCAAAAGCACAATGACAAGATGGCAAAGGAGAATAAGAATTCCTCCAAAACCATCAGCAAGTCAGAAAAGGAAAGCAGTAAGATACGCGTTCAGGAACACAAGGAGAGCAATAAGAATATTCTTGCGGCTGAAACAGCCAAGTCAGCCGGTCAGCAGACTATCACCACGACGATGAACGCTGCTCTTGACAAGGCTCAGCAAGATCAGGACGCATCGAACACGCATAGCACTGTGAAGAAAGCCACAACTGATACTGAGGGAGGTATTGTCAGCGGTGCCGCTAATATTATTGGCAAATTAGGTTGGTGGGGTATTCCTTTGGTGGCTGTTATCACAGCATTGTTGAATGGTTTGCTTTCTGCCTTCCTCTCCAAGTTAGGCAAGAGCAACACTTCTTCGGCATCTACGAATACGAAGCTCAAGACGGGAATGCTCACCTATGATGAAGGTAACGTGCAGAAATACCGTGGACTTTTGGACGGTCAGAGCTATCCCGTTGTCGGTGATGATGGCCGCGTCTATGCTGCTACAAGCATATCACAAGCCGTTACGGGTATTGTGCGCTCACCGATTGCTACGATGATTAACGGCCAACCGTCATTGGTTGCCGAGCGCGGTCCGGAAATGGTGATAGGCCGTGAGACCACAGCAGCCATGATGATGAACCGACCCGACTTACTGAGGGAAATCATCATGTACGATAAGAACCGCAGTTCGATGCCTTACCGCACCTACGATGCCGGTAACGTGCAGCAGGTGGCCGCGGCGAGTGGTGCTACGGGTGTGGATAACGACACGAAAGCCATTATGGGTGCGCTGTCGGTGGCTATCACGTCGCTCGTTGATCGTCTTAATCAGCCCTTTGAAGCTCGTATGGATCCATACGGACGCGGTGGAGCACTGGACGCATTGAACAAAGCCCAGCAATTTATGAATAAACATAAGTAACGATTTCATTTAAATGAATAGACCATGTATATAGAACCCTGTTGTGTTGACCGTCAGTTGCCCAATCTTTTACAGAGCAATGTCGGTCAGCCGGTATTCTTTCAGACCAGCGGCGACATTACCATAGCTCGCTTCATGCAAGCAGTTTCTTGTATGGTGGACGCGCCTTTTGTGATGTTGCTGCAAGTACCAACCGTTGACAGCGATACGCTTAACACCATCCGCTATTATTTTCAGCGGGAATGGCAGGGCGGACTTTTGTTGCTCACCCACGACGACCGGACCGAACAGGTCAGAGCCGCTTTAGGTGATGTCATCGACCGCGTGCAATACGCCTACGACCCCCTTGTGATTGACGGGCAAATTGCTTTCGCATCGTTGACGGGCGACAAAATCAAGTCGGTTATCCTGCAAGGAGCCATGTTGGATAAAAAAGACTTCTCGCTTTCTCTATACACCGGCTATTATGGTTATTCCATTCCCGGAACTGACAGCGCAAAGATAAACCCCTGGCGCAATGCTACCGAGGCAATGATGGCCAAACTCCACACCCGACCTACGATAAAAGCCACACACGCGCTTGTAACGTCGGTTGTGTACTGGCATTAAGCTGGACACAATATAACGCACCAGCGTGGCCGCAAGCCACGTCATTGCGATTGGTTTTCATTCGATGCTCAGAGTGGTTGTTTCCGTGATGGAAATAGCCACTCTTTTTTGTAATAAAAACAAAGGAAATCCGTTATCCTGTTGAGTAACGTTCAAACATACAATCCGATCATCTAATCTAAAAACTTATGAAGCACTTTTATTTCTGTTCCGCAGCATTGTGCGCTCTTTCACTCGCTATGCTGTTCTCGCTTTCCGCCTGTCAGAAAGCTATCGACGAGGACTTATCCTCCACACCCACCATGCCGCAAGGCACACCCGCAAAGGTAATCTTCACAATCGACGGTTTCACACAATCCCATGAACCATCGTCCGCCAAACATTTATCCTCACCCCGCACCCCTGTCACGCGGGCGGAAGCCGCCGCCGTAAAGGACGTGGTGAAGCGTATCGACTTCATCGTGTTCTATGGCAGTGAGGTGGCCTTTCAAGCGCATCAGACCAACGATGACGCTGATTTTGGCACGCTGACCGCCAATCTTACGCCGGGCGATTATTCTATCGTCGCTGTGGCGCACAACGGCCAACAGGAAGCTATTATATCCACACCGACAAAGATAACCTTCAACGGCAATCATCTGAGCGACACATTCGCTTATGGCGGCAATGTTACCGTTACCGACAACGACACCGGCCACAATCTCACGCTCCGTCGCACCGTGGCTTGTTTCCGCTTAAAGACGACCGACGCGATACCCGATACGGTGGCGCAGATGAAGTTCTATTATCTTCAGGGCTCATCGACGCTCAATCCCGTAACACTCCAGGGCACGGAAAACAGTAAGCAGACGGAAGTATTCAACATCTCACAAGACCAGCACGGCAGGGTAGGGCAGTGGGACGTGTTCACCTTCCCGAAATCCACGGACGGCACCGGAAAACTCGTTGTTCAAGTTCAGGCTTTTGACAAATCTGGAAATGTTGTCTACGAAAAACTATTCTCCGACGCTGACATTGAGCGCGGCTACCGCACCGTCTATACCGGCAACTTCTTTGGTGGTACCACGGCAGCACAAGGTGGCGGCTTTCAAGTCGGCTTCGAGGAAGTGGAATGGAAGGACAAACCAAATGTAACCTACTGACGCAAGACATATCAAAAAATGTTTCACGCTCACTTTCGAGAGGCTCCGTTACTCCCTTCCCGAAGGTGGGCGTGTCTCGGAAATTATACACTCACATACACTTTTCGTACAAAAATTATACACGCTAACTAACTAATAATCAGCCACTAAACCCGAAAATGTCCCCAAAATTATACAAATTGGTCGAAAATCTCTCTATAACTAATAAAAAAAATCCCCAACCTCTATTACCCCTATTTTGTAAAAATACCCTCACCCGTAAAATTAATGTAAGCAGCATATACAAGCTCCGCTTGTATATTGTAAATCAGTTGGTTGCAGATAGGAAAGGTAGGCAAGCGAGAGATCGCGAATGTCCGTATTTATTCAAGTAAAACCTTATTTTCTATACCCTTATTTTACTCCTCCTGCGTACACGTAATATCTAAAAATAGTGTTAAAATGTATATTTTATATAGGAAGTAAAAGGAAATCAGCGAGTTAGGCAAAAAAAAACGTATAATTTTCGTACTAAAAAGATATATGGAGTGTATAATTTAACACGAAAAATATAATTTTACATTGTTAACAACTGCAAAAACGCCCTTGATTTCGTACAAACGCCCTCGTTTTTATACAAAATATATCTTTCTCGTACAAAACGTATATTTTTCTCCCGATGACGATTTTTCGCTTGATTTTGCGGTCGCCAGCCGTGAAACATTGTGGCTGAAACAGCATGATTTGTGTGGATGATGAAGGCGGATCCCGTGGCGCGGTGGAAGTGAAACGGTGGTGTAGTGAAAGTGAAGCATTGTTGCGGTTGTAGTACGTTATTAAAAGTATTAAATGTATTAATAATTATTCTACTTTTTACATACTTCCTGCAACCGTTTGAAACGGATTGCGGTATCGTATCGGACATAACGAGTGCCCGCTACCGACTATCCGAGAAAACTCAGAATCGCCGACTACTTTTCTAAGAATGTTAAAGGCTCCGTTTTGGTCAGCATTAATCATCTTCCCGGTCGAGGAGCGGAATAATCCGCGCTTAACCCTGCGCCCAAGATATGTTTCATGCTTCTCAATAGGTTCAAGAGCAAGAGCATCGCACTTGCTTGTATAACTTTCCTCGTGCATAATGAACTTAATTCCAATCATCTCGCACTTATAGCGGAGATAGTCTGCCAGTCTCGCAAAAGGCATCTGAACAAACTTTTGATTGTTCTTTTTGCCCATGTCGGATTTTTGTTTCCATCCGGCATTGTAGCCTACAACTAACGTTCCTATACGGTTCCGTACAAGTGTATCGACAATCTGACGGCTAACCTTCTGGAATGCGTCCTCAAAATAGCGGTCTCGTTTGTCGTAAATACGAGTGATTCTTCTTGTCGTTCGCTTTATGCCTTGCAGACTCTTGATAGACTGCAAGTGAGAAAGTGTCTTGTTAAAGTGATTATTGTAAGATTTGAGATATTTGCCGCTATAAATCGTGCAGCCTTCAGAAGTAACCATCGTGGCGAGATTATCGAGTCCAAGGTCAATAGCAGCGTATTTTGCCTTATCCACATCAGCTTGCTCTGTCTCCTTATCATAGACAATTTCAACCTTGATGTTACGGAAGTTTGGTATTAAACGTACCTGGTGTATCGACTTTAGACTTTCGCCATATTTTTCCCATTGAGGAATAGAGACAAATAAATCCTTAGCAAGTCGGATTCTTCCATCTTTAATACTGCATGACTGATTGGTATAATACAGGTTAAACATACCGCCTCGTTTTCGGTAACAAGGCATCTTAGGCATTCCATTGTATTTCTCGGGGTGCTTCTTCCAATCCTTGATACTCTTGCAATAAGCCTTGATGTTCTTATCAAGAACACGGAGTATCTGCTGAGAGCATTGAGATTTCAGCAACTTGTAGTTACATTCGCCTTCGAGGTTAGTGGTCTTTTTCATGAGTTTATCCATGTCGTTATACCACAGCCACGTACCGTCGGCATTCAGCTGCTGACGGAACAGATACAACGCCTGATTGTACAGATTGTTTGAAATACTAAACAACCTGTCAAGATCTTCTGCGTGCCGTATGTAGAACTTATAGACTAATCTCATTTTTCAAATCCTCTTCCATTATTTCGAGTTTCCTTTTTCTCCTTCGTGAATACATCCGCATAGCGAAGCAATGAAGCATTGAAATGATTTCTTCGAATATCTCTGTCTCGTTTGCCTTATCGTCCGTATCATTGATGGCTATTATCTCGCATCCAAATTCACTGAACAGTCGCTTGAACATATCGAACGAGATGCGAGAAAGCCTATCTTTGTACGTAATGTATAACCTGCCAACTTTGAAATTCAGTATCTCGCCAAGTAGTTGCTTGAACTGCTTACGGTCAAAATTCATTCCGCTTGCAATATCCTTATAAGACTTGCTTACCTTAACACCATTCTTGTTACAATAGTCAATCAAAGTCTTTTCTTGATTATCAAGGTCGTTTTTTTGTTTTGCCGTAGATACACGTGAATAGACAATGTTCATTCTTTCTGAAGCAAGCCCAGCCTTGCGATATACATCATCATCGTTGTAGTCGTACGTGCCGTTTGGCAATGATACGACCCTTATCTCTTTCTTCTTCACGTACTGCACGAGCGTTTGACGCGATACATGCAATATCTTTAACACTTTAGCACTCTTCATATCGCAAAGATAAGAAGAATAATTCAAATAATAAAATATTTCTACATGGTTTTAATACTTTTTCTTATTATAGCAGTGGTGAGTTGGAAGTTTAGCAGTGGTAAGTTGGAAACTCCCTATTGTGGAACATTGAGTATTGCAGTTGAATACTTCATCCTTAGCATAGCAATACTTGCAGTAGAGATGTTGTTTACTTTTCAGTTTCTGTGTGAAACAATCTTCCCGGCCGATGTTGGCTGATGAATGTTTTCTTTACGCGCATGTGGATATATTATTTATTATTATGAAGGTAGAAACGTCCACGAAATGTTAAATCTTGGCTAAAATCGACTTTTTCTATAAATTTTCTCTTGATTTATTTTGTAAATATGGACATAATGTTTACCTTTGCAAATGTAATGACCTATCCATGACTGGAGATGGTTGTTTTGAACGTTAAACTTTAATATTAAACAACAATGTTTACCGAGAGATGCAGCTTATATGCCAACGCCAAAGACCGGCAGGGAATAGGGACCGTGGAGATGCGCGAGTTTCTGTTCACTGACCGTTGGAAGCCGCAGGTCAGTAAGCTTCGCCAACTGATAGCCGATCATGGTGCGGCAGCGGCCAAAGCCATGCCGGAGTATCAGGCTCTCAAACGGCAATTGCCAGGGGCCACACTGAGCGGTGAGTTTCGTGTGCGCCGTGGCGATGCCCTTGTCAGGCACACGGGATATATTGCGCTTGACATTGACAAAGGCGACAACGAGGGCATCAGCAATCCCGACAACATCGCGATGGTGTTGCGGTTCCGTCCGGAGGTGGCGATGTTCATGCACAGTTGCAGTGGCACCGGATTGTTTGCTCTCGTGCGTCTCGCCTATCCCGAAAAACATAAGGAGCAGTTTCAGGCTCTCTATGATGAATACAAGGCCCTTGGCATCACCCTTGACAAGGCTTGCAGCGACATCACTCGCATTCGCTTTGCCTCGTATGATGACCAGCCTTATATCAACGAGCGATGTGTGGCCTACCGTGGCTTGTATGTGCCGAAACGGGCCATCCGTCCGATGCGCTACGACTTGCAGCCGCAGGAGCGCGACCAGACGGCATTTATCGATAAGCTTGTAACGAGGCTGGAGCGTGACCATGCCAACATCGCCGACGACTACGACACGTGGTATAAGATAGGTTTCTGTTTCGCGTCGATGGGTGAGGGCGTAGGCCGTGGTTTCTTCCACCGCGTATCGGCGTTGTCGGGCAATTACAATGCCGCCGAGTGTGATAAGAAGTTTGATGAGCTGTTGCGGTCGGTGAGCAAAAGCACCATCGCCGGTTTCATCGCCCTTGTGGGCAATCTCTATTATAGTGGTACGGTATCGTGGGACGCTTTGCACTTCCCCACCGACTACGACCGAAAATGCTTTTGGCATCGGGTTATCAATGGAGAATGATTTTACGAACCGTCGGATGATGTTCAACGTTCCGGCGAATGTGCGGTATCAGCAGAAGATGAAAGTGAAACAATCAAAACTATTTGAGTAGATGAATAAACGATTACCAAAGATGGAAACGCGGCCCGTGGCATGGAGCGACGGCAAACCGCTGAAATTTCAGAGTTTCCTCACTTATCAGGACTTGCGGCTCATCAGCGACCAATGCCGAACGGCAGACCTGGCACGCGAGGATTTGCACCGGCTGGTGAAGAAACAGCAGCTGTTCATCCAAAAAGCTATCGACGAGTGGGACGCTATCACTGATGCCCCTATGCCGGAGAAGCAGATGGACAATTCGAAGGTGGAGGGTTTGATAGATTTTGTATAATGGCCCCGTCCGCACGATGATCGGTGATGTATATAACATTAAGTACAACATAAATTTTGAGAAATGAATTACGTCAATCCTTTAGTAGAATACTGGCAGCAGGGCAGCGACCGCGCCGCGCATGTGGCACGTTGTGCCCGTGTGTGCTATGCTTCTGACAAGACTACCGACAATGAAAAGATGGTGGCACGACTGGAGGCTAACGGCCATACGTCGATGTTCCGCCATGAGAGCCGGTATTATATTATCAACAACGTGCAGAAGATGAAGAATAACTGGTTGCTTCACTTCTTGCAGAATGAGCCGTATGTGGGCTGTTATGTTCTGAAAAAGCAGACCGCCTTCATCTCTACCAACGGTCAGTTTGTCCGCGACCATGACGATATTTTCAACGGAATCTTAGGCAACAATGAGGTGTCGCCAAAAGAGTTTATCGCTAAGGCCAAGGCCACGAAGGTAAAAGTTGTGATGATGCTGGTGCGCCATACGTTGTGCGTAACGACGAGCATTGCCATCACGCGTGAGCTCAACCGCAAATCGCCTAACAGCATTGCCGAACAGAGCACGCGCTACGTCAACTTCGGTAAGAAGTATGGTGGCATCACCATTTGCCGATCATGGTTTCAGTTGGCCGGACATTGCGATGAGATGCGGCATCGCTGGTGGCGCACGTGGCCGATAAAGCTTTCCTGGCACGTCAGCGATTGGGCTTATCGTCTTGCTTTGCGGTTGGGTGTAAAGCCGCAGGATGCACGCTCTTGTCTGCCACTGGAGACCGCAAGCCGTGCTGTCTATACCTACAACGGCTTCGAGTGGAAAGCATTGCTCGACTTGCGCTTGCGGCAGGTAACGGGTCCGGCACATCCCGATGCGGTGATCATCGCACAGAAAATACAGAATGCTATTCAGTATCAGCTAACGCTGGATGGCATGAAAATTAACGTTTAATCAAAACATATTCATCAAAATGGAAATCAACGAGTATCAAAAGAAAGCCATGATGACCTGTTTGCCTACATGCAACAACATTGTCTATATGGGCTTCAATCTTGCGGCTGAATGTGGCGAACTGTTGGGTAAGTTCGCTAAAGCCGTGCGCAAAGAACATCTTCACGTGGTAACACAGCCGCTCACCGAGCAGGGCCAGCATCCGTTATCACAATCGTATTATCTCACTGACGAGCAGATCGCCTTAATCCGCAAAGAGGCCGGTGATGTGCTTTGGCAGTTGTCAGGCTTGTGTTCGGTTATGGGCTGGAAACTTGATGACGTGGCACGTGAGAACCTTGAAAAGCTCGCCAGCCGACAGCAACGTGGAGTTATCGACGGAAATGGCGACGAGCGATAAGCAAAGTAATCATAATACTGATTATGATAAATAACTGATTTAAACATTTTACGATAATGAGAGTATATCGATTTATGGGAGCCGACGAAGCCATGCGGCTATGTACTGACCATACCCTTTTACAGGGAAATGACTGGCACGGCTTAGGCTACGACTCTACAAGCAAGGGATTCACTTTCGGACTTGGCACAAGCCACGATGCCGTGGAAGCATCGCGGTGGTTGAAAGGTGTTGCAGATATGCAGTATCTGTTGGAGGCTGACACACTGCCAGAGACTAATAAGATTGCGCCTGAATTTCAGCCGTGTGTCGGTCGCTACCCAGACTATCGACTTAAAGAGCCGATGACGAAAAAGCGAGAGATAAAGGAAATATGCACCAAAATCTATTCGCTTGATTCTTTCCGCGCTTATGCGTTCTATGTATGTCTTGGTCTTCTCCCTAATTCTGGAATTGTTACCTTGCAGCAGGTTCAGAATACGCAGTTTATGTCGATGATGACTGGCAACATGTTTGCGCAGTATCAAAAGCGGAAATCCTTTTTACAGCTGAATCATAAAGGCGATGAAGTCGGGTTGAAAGATACGCCCATTCATGAATGCGATCTTACAGAACTGCAATCCGTGAATGAGCGTATAGCATATATCCTTGCAAAGAAGAAAGAGGCGGATGACAAGACACGGGAAGCGTTTACAAAGTAAAAAGTAAGATGAATTTCAATAAATAATTGATAATGAAAGCATATTTGATAGTTTTATAAGACTGGTTGATAAAATAGATGCAAATGACAAGCATAAGAAAGACAAAGAAGAATAATGTAAAACTGTTGGTGCAGTTGTACGAGATGCACACACATAGCAAAGTGAGGCATTACAGTCGTTTCGTAAGACGCAGCAAGAAATGGTTTTGTCAATTTGCAGATTTATTGCTTCTATGGCAAGGGCCATTACAGCATACAAAAAAGCAGGACGATATATCGGATATGTTATCGTCAAAGGTGCGAGACCACCTTGACATCCCAGAGCTAAGATTTTCTCGTGACAAAATCATTAACGGTGATGGCTACTACTGGCTACCTTCTGATGGCAAGCTTCATGCCTCCTGTCTTAGCAGCAGCCCCGTTCGCGTGTATGGACCGCCAACATTATCCTCGCTCGCTGATCCTCGTTGCATAAGGAGTTATCTCCATTGCCCCATTCAGTTATCACCGAGCGAGGCGGAAACGATACGTAAACAGTTATATTGGCAACTAAAACATTATAAAGATGAAGAAAAACGTAAAAAGTAAACTGATGCCATTTCTTTGTGCATTGGCATATTGTTGCATATTTGTGTTTCTTTCCGCAGCAGGTCTTTTCGGGTTGTGGAAGGAGTTTGTGCAGATGTGCACTTGTGCTGCCGGAAGCTTCTTTTGTCTTGGAGCTTATATCTTCTTTTTCGAGTCGATTAAGCGACAGTATAAGTATCAATCGCAGCAGAGTGCGACAGTTGACAATGCGCAGCAGCAGGCCGTTCAGGTGTTGGATGGTGTGTCGCTTGCGGCTGACCGCCTGACGGTAAATAGCGATACCAAGATTGAAATACCTATGAAAAATGGGATTGTCTGTATTGATCGCGTGGAGGGCTTGGAAAATGAGCAACTGATGATTACATCGAATAAATCTAAAATGTTTCGTCGTATGTGGGTGTACCCGCTTACATCGGATGCAATTGTAGTTGAAATAAAATAAGATTGATTATGGAACTGAAAATTCATTCAGACGAGGACGGTTTTAAGTCCGCAGAGCTTGTATCGGCTACATTGCCGAAAGGCAGTGTGAGCAGTGTTGAGCAGGCGCATTCCACAACGGAGGCTATACGTGGATTGCTTCGGGAACTGACTTTGTACAATTTCGACGAAACAACAGAGGAATATCGGTTCGTCGAGGAAAACCTAAAGGAGATAGAAGGCTGATGGCACGCAGAAAAGTATTATGTATCGTTGGTGCCAGTGGTAGCGGCAAGGACACCATCGCACGGTTGTTGGAAAAGACCGACGTAGGCTTCAAGGTGCTGGTCAGCCACACCACACGCCCGATGCGACCGGGAGAGCAAAATCGCCGCGAGCATATCTTCCACGACCCGACAAAGAACATCGGCTATGACAAGATGGATATGTTCGCCTATACGCAGTATGGCGGATATGAATATTGGGCCAACTTCAAAGACCTTTCCACAACACGCATCAACGTGTATGTCATCGACGAAAAAGGTTTGTCCTATCTTCGTGAGCATTTCTCGCACGAGTGCAACATCCGAGTGATATATATCCGCCGACCCGACCGCACGAAGATAGATGCCGCACGCAAAGACAGAGACAAGGAACGCACACCGTTGACACTGGATGATGTGGATGTTACCTTTGTCAACGACTGTAAGAAGAATGCCCTACCCTATCGTATTATCAATCTCGAGGATTACTTGAAACAAATATTCACCGACAAATGAAAGCAATATTGATTATAGTAATTTGGATCGTAGCGCTGTTCTTTTTCTGTGCGATATTCGGAAATGGAAAGGACTAACTATGAAAGTTATGAAGCAGTTAAAATTGGAAACGATAAATACTCTTGATAATATCATTATGTATCAAAAGTTTGTAGTTTCAGAAATGAAGAAGAATACGCTGGATAAGCAGGTTATTGACCTTGCAGAAGATATTCTACGGATTCTTGAGTTTTGTGATAAGTTTAAGGTAAATAAAAATAACTGATTATGGAAACAGATTTAAAGAAAAATCCTGTACAATTTATCTCACCAAATTCTGACATAGCAATGTGCACGAATGGAAAATGCGTGAGGAAAGAAAACTGCAAAAGGTATTTGAAAGAAGGTACGGTAGGACTGTACTATATGATAGACCACAGGGGAGAGAATTTAAAGTGTAAGGACTTTTTAAAGAAATAATTATGAGTGCTACCGATTCATTACATTATAGATTATGCCAGGAAGGAGCAAGATGGTTACATAATGGAAGAATAAAATACACTTCCGACGGAACCATGATAGACTCTTGTAAAATCGTAGCCATAGAGCTCATTACGATTGGGATTGAGAATCCTGATGTATGGGGGACGAATGGATTTCTATCTTATGTGATAGAAATTAAAACAAGTAGGAGTGATTTTTTGAGAGATAGCAAAAAGAAATGTCGTAAAAAAGAAAATGCCTGTGGTAATTTTAGATACTATCTTATTCCGAAAGGTCTATTATCTCCAGAAGAAATACCAGAAAATTGGGGACTACTCGAATATGACGGAAAGAATATAGATGTCACAAAGAGACCGAGGTTTGTTGAATGCAATAACTCAGGCGATCTATGTATGCTTGCATCTATTGCAAGACGTGAAGGAGTTAAAAATAAAATTTATAATTACAGATAGTTATGGAACAAGATTTAAACATGGTAAGAGTATATATAGCCACTGAACTATATGCTAAATATTTAATGGCAAGCTGTCCGGATTCTGATAGGATTATAATCGCTAAAACGGCTGTAAAAGATACAGACTGTTTAATTAATGAACTTTTAAAATAAAAAATTATGGCAGTAAAATATCAGACTAATCAAGGATATTATGATGAATACGGAGAGTTTCATGAAGAAGAAGAAAGAGATAAGAGAATACAAGCCGAAAATGACAGTTATGAGGAATTTAAAAACAGACATAAAAAAGAAATAGACCCAAAAGAAGATTCTATTCTTAGGCCTTTAGGATATAATGGCCCTAAATTAAGAGTTGTGTCATCGGTATGTCGCTCTTCTGATTGTAGGTGTGCAGGATGTTATTATGAAAAAATAAAAGGTTGCGGTCCTTATCAATGTAATGGCATTTTCAGAAAAGATCATAATGATGTAATTTTTGAGTTAATAAAAGACAATGAACAAACTATAAAAACTTGGGATGATTTACATGGAAAAGATATTCCTTGGGATTGTGTTCAAATAGATACACATTCAGAAATAAAAGATATAAGTGAATACGAAGTTTTTTGTGATAATTATCGCAATGTTTTCTATGATGAAAAGCATGCCAAGTCAGCACTTGCAATGGCAATGATTAGCCAGCTCATGCCCTATTACGGGGGTGCTATCACTGATGAAGAATGGGATGATATACACCTTACTAAATATGTAATAAGTAGGATTAACAATATCATAATGGAAATCAATTGCCTAAATAGATATTATTTTCTTGCTTTCCATACAGCAGAGCAACGAGATTCATTTTTGAAGTACAACGAGCAACTGGTAAAAGACTATTTAATGATTGAATGATTATGGGACAAAATTTTAATTTGGTAAGAGTGTACATTTCCACGGAACTATATGCTAAATATTTAATGGCAAGTAATGCTAATGCAGATAAAAAGATTATTGCAAGAACAGCTATTTCAGATACAGATGTTTTAATAAATGAACTATTAAAAAAAGATAACAATATATAATTAATAAAAGTAGTTATGGAACAAGATTTAAATGCACTTCGTGACCGTGCTTATTCAATCGCAAAGGCGCACGGATTTCATGAAAAGGAATGTGTTCCCACTTGCTAAAAGATGCAATATTGACTTGTTCAAATTCATTGACCTAAAGATGAAGTACAATGAACTGCGCCCCTATAAGAACGGTAAAAAATATTAATTATGAAAACAATTACTAACATAAATTCAGATAATGATGATGTATCAATATACATTATGGAGGAACACGGAAATGCTTTCTGTGAGTTAACCTATTATGAGAATGAACGCCATAACATGTTCCTGTCAAATCTTAATGTTTCAGAGCATGAGAGGAGAAAAGGAATGGCCACAGAACTTATATCCATAGTTGAGGATATTGCAAAACAAAAAGGGTGCAAATATCTGTACTTACATGTAAATGATAGTACCAGTTGGATAGCAGACTGGTATAAAAGGATAGGATTTATAACATACAAATCAAATGATGATAAATCATGTGAAATGTTTAAAATATTAATATAAGTAGATTATGAGACAAGAAAATAGAATAATGATACCTATACCGAGCGATGTACGTGTTGATATGGGTTTTAGGGATATATTCGGAGAATGGTATTCTCCCGCTGATCTTATAGTTGAAAATCTAAATAGTGCGGGTTTAGAATATATCAGAATGGGCCATATCAATATACGCCCGTGGGGTAGATTAGATGCTAAATTATTTCGTGATGATGATGATGAAGCTAACATAGTAGTAACAGATAAATGTATTTTAGTTAAAAAAGATAATGTAGTAGAGCCAATTATGGAAAGATATGATTGCCTACGGATTAAAGATATAAGTTCTTTCTTAGGAAGGCTTATTTTAAAAAATATTAATTATGATAGAACAAGAAACATGGATAGATGCTAAAGTAAGACTTCCTGAAACAAAAGAAGAATCAGAAGATGGAATGTCGCGTTCCAAACAAGTTCTTTGTCATATAAAAGGAAATAATGAATATACAACGTTATATTTGTTTATTGATGAAGGTGAATTTATATGGAGTGACACAGGTGATTTTTTATGTGATAGTGCAGAATTAGATGACGTTGACTATTGGATGCCAATACCTCCCTTATTAAATAAGTAATTATGTACAAAGTTAAAGAGTCAGATTTAAAAGGGCAAATCAAGGATTTCCCTATAGAAATAGTTCAGAAAATGGTTAGCAATCAAGTTCACCAAGGAAACAAGGCTGACGTGGGCGTATTTCAAATAGACCCATCTTCTTGTGTTGATAATGGTGGATTCGAGTGGTCGAGGACTAAAGAAGGACCCGCATTTTGGAGAGATATAATTGGAAACCTTAATTTTGATGTGTTTTTTGCCAAATATCCGAAAAAAGATAATACAGATAGACCACCGTTGGGAGTAATGCCTAAATTTATCTGGGACAGGAAACGGATAGACATGATAAAAGATGGGATTAAGCGTTATATCGATGCAAATAAGGCTATACCAGCAGATTGGATAGCAGAATATAACGAACTGGTAAGAAACAAGTGCACTGATAAGTAAAAAATGATTTAAACATAAAGACTATGAATAAATTTAAATTAGGTGACACCGTAAAGGTTGTAAGTCACAAAAACAAAGAGATGATCGGTAAGATCTCTATCATTACCGAAGTGCTTAAAGACAGTAGAGGAGTTTACCTTTACAAGGTTAAAGGAATTAAGAATTACGCCACAGAAAAAGACATAGAAAAGGTATATGTATGGAAACGGATTTAGATCGTCAAATTTTTGAAAAAGACAAAAAAGATGCTATTGTAGACTTATATGATCTATGTGATTATGTAGAGTCAATGTGTTATTCAGAAGAAAATCAAAAAATGGTGCTTGATATTAAAGAAGATATTACAAAGTTATTAATTAAATTTCATGGATAAGAACTAAAAATTAGATGATTATGGAAACATTTTATTGGATCACAAGACTTGATAACATACGAGCTATAGTATTAGGATTAATTATAATAATGGCGATGATGACAATATTTGCTTGCCTTGTTCTAATGGCTCGAGATGACGATGCCGATGAGAGAGATAAAGCTAAAAGCAAAAAAGTTAACACTAACCATCTGGGAGAGGAGGAACAGATATGACGGATTCAGATTTTGAAAGATACCAAGAAGGTATCAGCATTAAGAGCAAGATGAACAGATTTTATCTTTCGGTGAATCCTTTAAAGGAAGAAATACTATCAATGAAAAAGCCACATTTAGATTACTTCATGTCGTTTGACGGTGACTGGCTGGTCTTGCCGAAAGGGACTATTAAATCAATATTGGGGTATAAAATGAATTATGGGGATAATCCGGTAGAGGTTGAATTACATTTTACCGAAAATAATAAATAATTGGAGATTAGATATGGCGCAAGTTAGCAATACTGATTATGGTTATATTGTTAAAGAATGGTTTATTTTGCCTCCTGAGGCACATAAAAGATGGCACAGCCTACGGAATTTTGGGGACCGACAATCCGATGCAAAAGAATTTGCTGAAGATGTTAAAGAACTTAAGGACAGCAGCTTAAATTTTTTAGCAAAGAATTTTAACCCTGATGTGAAATATAAAAGAATATCATCAAAGGTTTTTAGAAAGGAGAAATAATTATGATGGAAGATATTGATACATGGAGCAGTTATGAATTAATCTGCCCCTATTGCGGACATCATCAAGAGGTAGGTACAGCCTTTGAAGGAGACGACGATTTTGAACGAGAAGAGGTCCAATGCGAAAATTGCGGTAAGACTTTTTACGCATTTCGTGAAGTAAATGTTTCTTACCAAACATGGAAGAAAAAGGAGGTAAAGAAATGACACCGGAAGAAAAGGAAAAATTGATTACCGAAGAGGCTATGCGCCAAGGTGACAAGGCGGAAGATTCTTTGCTGAAACATCATCTTTATCAGATGACGCATAACGAAAAGCAGCTCTTCATGAAAGGGTTTGGTATGGGAATGACATGGATGTTTGACCATGCAGATGAAATCTATAAAAAAATCACGCAAAAGAGAAGGTAAAGAAATGAAGCAGCAGGAACTATTCCCTGATGCAGTCATGCACCATAGGAAAAAATACAAGAAGAAAACTTTCAAAGATTGCCCTTGATATGGAAAAGATGAAGACGGATGCGCAACTTCTCTTTGGGGTACATGCTTAAAAAAGTATGATTGTGGAGTTGATTGCACTGATGATTGTAATGATCTACGTTCTGATGGTAAGACTCCATGTCTTTTCGCAAAGCATCATAATTTAATACAGGAAAATAGATATGAAAGCAAGAACAATAAAAAAGCTACGGGAAAAGATACTTTCTAAGGGATATTATAAAGAAAGAGCCGAACACTTTTCAAACGAGTTAGAGAATCTGAATGATTTTTATACATGTAAATGTAATAGTTTCTTTGTAGGATATGAAAGGGCTGAATATAATAGGAGGATTTATGACTCTTATTACGGAAGGATAAGTGCTAAATTTGATTGGTATATGAAACATTTAAAATAATTGATTATGGTAGGAATAAAAAAAGCAGCTAATTTATATGATGGTAGAAGTCAGAGATGTGGTAAATGCCTTTTATGGACATTTCCAAAGTCTATATGTAATATGGAAATTCATGATATATGCACTAATGCATTTGTAGAAGGATTTAAGAAAGGCGTAAATTGGAGTAAGGAACAATTCAAATAAATAATTATGGAAAAAGAAGAAAACATAAACATGGCATTCGTGCCTGTTTCAAAATTACAGACTGCATATAAAGATGCAGATGAAAACGGTAAGAAAATGCTCCGCAATCTATACGGAGAAGAAATGTTTCTGAATGACTATGAAAAAATAAGGACCTTCGAGGATGCCTGCAAGGTAACAGGAGATGATCCTTCTTATGTTGAAGGAATTACACCTAAGCATCTAAAGGCATACGCTAAACTTTGTATAATAGCAAAGGCATTGCGGGGCAGTTGGAAACCTGACTGGGCAGATTTTGGTCAATATAAGTATTTTCCTTGGTTCAAAATCATAAAGAAAGACGCCTCGCTTTGCGTCGGTAGTGCGAACAGCGGTTCCGATGTCGGTTCGTCGTGTTTGTACTCGTACTACGATGTTTTGAGCGCGTCCGCGCATAACGGTGGTGCTCTTGCTTCCGAAAGCGATGAAATCGCAATCTATTTCGGCCAACAATTTGCCGAAATTTGGCAAGATTATCTATTAGTTTGACAAATAAAATTCAAAAAATGGAAAAACCTTTCGATGTTGAAATTTACGATTTTAATAGATAACAATTATGAAACAGAAGGAATATATCAATTATGAAAAGCTGCCATCGTTCACCATGCCGATGGAGCTTGATGTGTGCCGCACGTCGGAATACATGTCCGTACTGGAACTGGTGTTCCATGATGAGAAATTCGAGCGACTTGTAGAGCATCGAAACAAGATGTTCAAGGTGGCCGAGCGGCCCGGTTCTAATCCTCTTGCCATTCGTAAAGGAGTGGAGCAAGACGACCAGCGCATTGCCATGATGATCCTGACCGCCATGCAACGAAAAACCTTGCACCACACCGAAAAGCAGGACATCAAGATTAACGACTTGTGGAAGAAGATACCGGCTGACGATGAACACAAGCAGAATGTGAAGCAGCTGTGCAGCTACCATCTCAATATGGTTACTTTCCTCTCTGATATTGTCGAAAGTAAGTTGATAGACATTCAACAGGAACTGAAAGAGCTCTTTCCGCAGGAAGAATACGACTTCACGCAGTTTGAGGGTGTGGCTACTGCCTTGCATCAGCTTTCCTCCGCTTTCCGCCATACGCGCAGTACGGGCTCCGAAGAGCAGCAGGCTCTCTTTGCTGACTATGCAGACAGCATGGAAAACTACTTTGACAAGCGCATGAAAACATTCATTGCTAAGAGTGCGCAGTTGCGTAAAAAAGCAGATGCCGCAAAACGTGAGAAAGGGAAGAAATAACGTCTTTTACTGTTAGCATTTTGTTCTATCTTTAGGGTAAGGAACAATCCCGGCAGCGTATGAAAGATTATACACCCTACCACGACCGGCGGATGCATCCGAAAGGTAAGCAGCCACGTGAGCATTACAGTAAGAAACAAGGACGATGGAAACCCAAACAGCCATTCTCTACGGAGCACAAGGCCAAACACTGGCTATGCCGCCACTGGTGGCTCAAGCACGATGGATATACTATTTACCGCTGTTCCATTTGTGGATGTTGGCATGTGGGTAAGGACATCAGTCAGGCAATATAACCTTTAATTATATGAAGAAGATAAAATTCAAGATTTTGGATCGTTGTTATTGGTGTAATAAAGCACAGCGTCGATCATTCGCCACTTTCTTTGTTATTCCTTCGCTATATATATACCGTAATTGTATGCCTATATTGGCACACGAAGAAAAATCCATTGGTAAGCCAGGACTTCGTTATGTTTATGGCATAACATTCAATTGGCTGTTCTTTGTGCTGAGTGTATTTCGTTTAGAGTTTACAAAGGAGGATAAACCCGACAACGATACGGACACTGACAAGGTGCAGGGGCCGATAGTCTTTCACGAGGAGGAGTGCTGATTATGGCTAACATCTATCTTAGATTGCCGCAGTACATTTGCGCGTTCTACCGCAACCGCGATACGGATCATCCCTTATCGCCGGAGCAGCCATTGCAGTTCTGTGCTTTCTCGCAGGAATATGTCGTGTTGTCGATGGGCTTGCGCGTGATGAGCGAGAGCGACATGGCACGCAATCATTGCTATTCGCAGATGGCATGGAAGAATATGCTTCGTGGCCGCACGCCCGACGGTAAGGACAAAATCATCAAACGGGACGCAAAGGAATGGCCGTCGGCGCAGGAAATAAGCACAATGGCAAAGGAAAGTGGTAACTTCCTCAACGAATGTTATGACTATCTTTGTATTGCCACACCAAAGGAGATTTGCGATGGTGGACGTTTTATCCGCGTCAACAACAGCTATTCGCTCGACCGCAGCAGTGTTACCAGACTGGAAGGAATGCTCAGACATGAATTTGTCTTGTGTTTGCTCGACTGGATGATACAAGACCGTCGTTTCTGTAACCAACGTGGCATAGACCGGCCACGGCTGGAGACGTTGGAACGCTTCTTCATGGTGTATGGTATTCCCGTGTCAGCAGACAAGAAAGAACGCGAGTCGTTGCGACGGATGACAAACCGATGGCTTGACCGCGCGAATATTTTGCCTAACGACCGCATAGATTTTTCTGACCGATTCTTCGAGCATATCACTGCAAAAGAGGCTGAGCAAATCAGCAACGGAATGAAAGACGAAAAGGTAAAAACAGAAGTATAAGCAAAAACGATGTTAAGTTAATTATAAACAAACGTTAAAGAAATAATTAATAATGTATTTTTGGCAACCATACAACAGAATTGATTTTTCTGATGTTTTTTTGCGTTGTCAGCGCATATATAAATAACGATGGCAGATAACAGTTGTTTGGAACAGATATTAGATGATGTGGTCAAGGTTGATTTCATTCCTCTTGAAGCTTGTAAGGGTATTCTTTATTTGGTGCCTAAGCTTGTGATCATGGAGAAATCGAATATTACGTTGGGCGCGTCGGTATTGTCGTTAGCAATGGATGGTACCGGCGACGGCGATATGGACACTTCACCATCGCTGGCTACGGAGGATAAGGATGCTGTCTATGGACGTATTCACCAGCACACTTTGCAGTGTGTTGTTACAGGTGGCTTCGATACGGTGCGCGAAAAGGCAGATAACGTCGAAAATATGGACGTTTTGGTCTTATTGACAATACGCAATGGCGAGCAGAAAGCACTCGTCCCACTGCCAAACACCTGTTCGTTTGCTGTATCAGAGAGCTATGCAGACCTAACGCACACCATGAACGTGGAACTGGTGATGCAGTCAAGGTCAAGGATTGTTAGTATTGAATAGTAAGATTGAATAGTAAGATTGTATATTGAAAAGGTTAAAAATGTCGGAAATGTTTTGTATGTTAGAAAATAGATTGTTTCATTCATATCTATAGGCATTGCAAATGATGGCGCAGGGATGCGCTTTCATTTGCTGATTTTTTTGTATTTCATAAATTCAATGGTTGATCCGCTGTCCGTGAGGATATGCGGATTTTTTGTTTTCACTTTTTTTTTGCTCTTTCCCGAAAACAAAGGTTTTCCCCCTAATTTTTGCGTCCTGACGAAAAATGTATTGTTTACTTTTGGTGTAGAAATCAAAATCGAAATAAACAATATATCTATTATGCGAGGATTACACGAATTACTTACCGCAAAGATATTTGCCATTGAGCCCAGTGCCGCCGCAGCTTATCGCAATGTGGTGGAGCAAAATCTCAACGGCCATTATCCCATTTCGATGGAAAAGACGATTGGACAGTTGGTCAACGCCGCGACAATGGAGGTCATTCAGGATGTGAACATCTCTACGGAAACGGGGTTGAGCATTTCTTCTTATCAAGACAATATCAACGATCCATTCATAAACGTGATGACTATCGACGGTCCAATGACACGTGCCGGAGACTTGTGTTCCTATGGAAGTGCCGACCACCGCGATATGATTATGAGCAATGCCGACAACCCTAAGTGCGTCGGTCATCTCTTTGTTGTGAACTCTCCAGGCGGAGCCGCATGGACGCACAACGATTACCAGCAAGCTATCGATTATGCTCATAGCAAGAAGCAGCCGGTAGTGATGTGGGTCGATGGTATGTGTGCGTCGGCTGCTATGTACTTAGCCAGCATGTGCGATGAAATATGGTACATGCACCCGAAAGACCAGTTTGGCTCTATTGGTGTGATGGCCATGTTCTACAAGATGGGTGATATGGATAAGCTTTACACCGGTGAAACCTATCGCGAGCTTTACGATCCGGATAGCTACAATAAGAATGAATGGTACCGCAAGGCTGATGGTAGTGATGGCGATAAGATCATCCTCGATGATTTGGCTCAGTCGGGCGTGGAGTTCCGCGCGGCCATTATGAAAAGTTTCCCGAAGAGCAAGGATGAAATGATACATGGCAACTTGTACGACGCTGAAAAGACCAAAGGCATCTGGACGAATGGCCAGTGTGATTATGGCCAGGCTTTCGACCGTGTGATAGCTTTGGCAAAAGCTGCCGGTATTCCAGCCGCACAGGATGCCGCATCCGCACGCACTACCGCTTCTTCCGCAACAGCGCATGTGGCTATGTCCGCACCAACGCAGATTGCAGCACAGGCACAAGCCCCTGCAACAGTACAAATCAATGCTCATTCTAATCAACAAAATAACAGCAACATGGATAAGAAATATCAGAATGTGGCCGCATTGCTCAACGTGGAGCAGTTGGCCGTAAAGACTGGTAGCGAGAAAGAGATTGAGAACGGTTCGTTCCTCAACATCGCACAGCTTGATACGCTTGAGTCCGCTATTGGCAACATCAAGGCGGAAAGTGAGAAACAGAAAGCAGACAATGCCGCAGCCGCTCAGAAAGCCCAGGAGGACTACGAGAAGAAGCTGGCCGACGCAAAGGCTAACTACGAGGCTCAGATTGCCGAGTTGAAGTCTGCAAACGAGAAAGCCACTGCCGACGCAAAAGCCGCAAGCGACAAAGCTCTTGCAGATGAGAAAGCTGCAAACGAGAAGGCTACTGCCGACGCAAAGGCCGCAAGCGATAAACAGGTTTCTGAGCTCAACGCGAAGATGGCCGAGATACAGAAAGACATCGACGCAAAGACCGCTCGCATCGCCGAACTGGAGCAGAACCTGAAAGACCGCGACGAGCAGATGAAGGAAATGGGCCAGAGTGCCGGTAAGAATGTCGAAGCCGGAAACGCTCCCGTCGATAATGGCGCAGGTGCAAAGCAGGTTCGCATTGCCGCTGTGCAGCAGGTTTACGACCCGTCGAAGCCTTATGCCGCACAGATGTTCGACAACGGCAAGAAGTAATCAACGACAAATCATCAGATATTAATTCATATAAACTCATAGCACTATGAATACAATTAACACTGTTCCGTTTATCGGAATTCAGACCTTAAAGACTTTGGCCAATCAGATTGAGCAAAACATCCTTATGGGTCCTGCTTACTATGCCAAGGATGAGATTGCCCGCTTAGGCATCAACGTTCTTACCGGCATTCAGCTCATGAACACAAAATATGTGTTCTATCGTAAGGGTGGCACCACACGTCGCAAGAATGCCGGTGATAAGATTAACTCGCAGATGGGCTTTTTACAGGAGCGTCCGCTGGTTACTTACACCGTTTGGAACCATTACACAGACAATAAGGGTAACTATCGCGAGCTGCCTGTTGCTAATGTCAATGGCGATGCTACTGTCAGCTATCCGCTTTCTGAGTTAGCACTGACCCAGATTGCAACAGCCTTCTCTGACGACTGTATGTCTAACCTGTGGTGGGGTGATAAGGACAACGCCGACGCTAATGAGGATGACAAGAAAGCTCTTGGCCTCTTTGACGGTTTCCAGACCGTTATAGCACACGAGGTTGAGAACGGCCTTATCTCTAAGGAGAATAAAAACCTTATCCATTGCGATGTGCTCGATGCGCCGAAGGACGACAGCGATACAGCCGCATGGAAGAATTTCCGCGCAGCTTACAACGCTCTGCCTGATGCCCTGAAACGTCAGGAAACCTTTGCTTACATGAATGTTGACACATCTGTTGCTATCTCTGATGCTTACGGCAATGCTCGCCGCAACAACCGTGAGGTCATCATGCAGGGCAATACTGTCAACTTCAAGTTTATCGAGATGCCACGACTAACTGTTGTTCCTGTTGAGGACTGGGGCGTTGGCGACCGCATCGTGTTCACTGTTCCTAATAACTTTGAGATTGGTGTCAACAACGGCGATCCCGTTGACAACTACGTTGGCATCAAGGAGGGCACCGATGACGACCTTACCGACATCCAGTTCCAGATTCAGACCACTATCGGTACGCGTATCGTGCAGCTCATGCCTTCTAAGTTCGCGATGACTGACGCAGCTGTCGTTGCTCCTACATCGTTGATTAGCGGCGACTATCACGATAACACGCTCGCTGTTACCGCCACTCCTGCCGGGGGTGGTAAGGTAGTCGTTACAGGTGGCAGTGCTGATGCCAATGGCGCATACGTTCCAGGTACAACGCTGACGCTGACCGCAACAGCCGAGACTGGTTATAAGTTCGTCCGTTGGAGCAACGGTTCTACCAACGCAGCTCTGACCTACATCACGAAGAATCAGCCTGACGCAATCACCGCTATCTTCGCTAAGGAGTAAACAAGCCCCCAGATAAAGAGAGCAAGGACAGGCATTTGCCTTCCTACTCTCTTCTATCTTGCTTCTTGATAAGAGAACATATTCTTAGTAACAACAAATAAAAACATATAATTATGGCAGCAATTAAAGAAACATGCCCTACAATGATGGACGTTACCAACGCCAACAGTTGTATGGAGAACTTTGCCGGAATGGGCTCTGTGGCCTACTTCGGTTTGAAGTCTGACCTTACAGCTCCGCTGACCCGTACCGATAATACATACAGCACCCCTATCTTTAATTCAGGTAAGGGACTGTATAAGTTCGAGGCCGCTGATGAGAAGCAGAAGATTGTCGGCGATTCCGCCGGCTATCGCAAGGGCTTTAACTTGACCGCTACCGTCGTTTCCGAGGTCGTCGATGCAACCACCAGTAAGTTTGCGCGTGCCGTGAACAACAACGATGTGTTTGTCATCATCCCCGACTCTGACGGTAACTCGCAGATCCTCTACGATAAGGTGCGTAAGGTGAAGGCCGATTCAGGAGGCATCAACTCCGATACCGGCGACAGCGCAAGCTCTGACCGACAGATGAAGATGGACTTAAAGCTCAACGGAGTAGTCTATCCGCATCTGTTCGTCGAAGAGCCTACCGAAGGTTGGGACAGCTTGCTCGCAAGCGCAAAGGCAGCAGCACCGACAGCAAAAGACCCAAGTAAAGCTTAAACCACGTATCACCAAGGCGGGCACCGACTATTACTTAGCCATTAAGGTTTCATAAATGAGATGCTTCATAGGCCCGCATATACCTCGCATAGAGGGTACCGCACCGGAGATTTTTCTTCGGTGCGGTTTTTTTTGTTTATAGTTGTCGAATTATAATTCGACGCACGGGATGATGGGCAAAGGCGTTAAGAATAGGGGAAGAATACCTTTACTTTCAGTCCCTTAGTCAATTCCCCCGTTTTGTATCTTTGTGTAGAAAGAAAAGTTTTGTGTGGAATCAAAAATACAGCGATTATGGAGCTATACAAGGATATGACAGATGATGAAAAATTAAAATGGGTAACGGATTTTTCTAATTTTACTACTGACACGCTCCCCCGTTTGGAGCGATTGGGGGATGTATGGGAATTATCCGACCGTAAGGATATTGAGACCGGATTAAAGCTTATTACCGCTTTTCAGTTTGCCTACAAGTTTGCCAAGACTTCATTAATGCTCGGTGATTACAGTCGCCGGGTAAGTCGTTTGCGATATTATGTCGAGCAGATAAAAGATGAAATCAGCAAGGGTATGACTGTGCAGGGCGTGAATGGCGAGACCTATGCCTATATCACAGCCTTGCAGCGCAGGAAACGCCGTGGTCGTCCTACCAAGGAGGAAGCCATGCAGCGCGAACAATGCAAGAAAGAATTGCAGTCAGCCGACACGCGGACACAAGAGAAGATAGCCGCATTGTTGGGCATGACAATTATCACCGACAAAGAGGCGCGTGAGAAAAACAATGATGAACTTGCAGCCGAAAGAGCCGAGCGAGAGGCAGAAGAGGCAAAGATTGCACCATCTTTGTTTGATGCTGCCACGCCGGCATCCCCCACACAGACAAAAGCCCCTACCCTATCCGCTGATACCGCCAACGACAAAAAGGGAACATCAACGAATGAAGTAAACAAGCAATCTACCGAGCATGTTAGCAACGATGCTGATGTTTCCATAAATGGTGGCGCATCCGCTCTTGATGCTATGTCGTTATCCTCTTCTTTGCATCTTGATCAGGTGAAATGGCTGCTGCCGGCATCATTGCAAGCCGATGTCGATAACGTGCGCAATATGCGTGCCACCGCCACCGCTGCCGCCGAGCGAGCAAAGCTGATGGCACAGCAGGGCGGTAAGCCTGAGGAAGTGGCTGTCTATGCTCAGCAAGCCGCTGATGCCACCAAGCAATACGAGACTGTCTATGAGCATGTAGATAGGGAACTGGCAAAGGTATGGCTTCGTTTGCGCTATGACGAGCAGTATCAGAAAGAGATGAAAGACCGCTTCAAGATAGACGAAAACGGAAAAGTCCGTCTTTTGTCGCTCTTGAAGTCTTATCATCGCAAGGTAACGGAGGCCGACCCCGCTTTTGAGCTGAGTGTACGCCAGTGGATTGATGATAATAATCCCGAAGCCGTGGCACGTCGCCAGGCAGCAGCTGAGCGAAAAGCAAAAGCCGATGCTATCATCAAGTATCTTCGCCGTACCGACAAACAGCCCACCAAGACGCGTATTGCCGGTATGCAGGAAAATCTAAAGGAGTTAGCCGCACTGATAGGCGACGAAGAGGCAAAAGCCTATCAGCCATTTATTGACAAGACCATCGAGGACAACAAAGCCTACGAACAGAAAAAGGCAGCAAAGAAACAAAAGAAGTAATCTTTATCCATGAGTCAACCATCATCCAACTATCTTCATCGTGTGGAGCAGTGGATCCGCGGGGGTGCCGACTTGCAGCGCATCAACTTCTCCACCGTACAGCGTTTTCGTGCCCGTATTGTTTACGAGGCATATTGGGAGTGGCTTCAAGACCATTTCATAGACCCGTCTGATACGCTTCGTCGATTGGCGAAACGCGAATATGCCATGCTTCTTCACAAGGCCAAAGAGGGCAACAGTGAGGCACAGGAATATGTCGATGCACTGAATATCCGTGAAGGTGTGCCACGCACGCCGAGCGAGATAAGCAGCGACGTGTATACGCTCAACTATATTGTCAACACCCTTACTGTTTCCACGCGTGCGATGGACCGCATCAAGGTAACGGCCAGTGCCGACTGGCTGATGTCGCACGGCATGAAAATGGGTAATGACCGCAGCGTTACGTCGGGAGCAAAAATCTATATGGATATATATCAGAACTTCAACGAGAAGGACAATCCGCAGGAGAGTATGGCCAATCCTAACCTTAACGTTACGGGTGATGTCAGCATCATTGACAACAGCCGCAGTAACCTTTCTGAAAAGGATCGTAAGAGTCTTGAACGGCATTACGGCCTCACGCCTACCGAGGTGAAGGAACTGAAAGAACAGGAGGACGGCACCTTTTCCGCTGATGACGACGATGACGAGGAGGAAAACAAGAAGGAGATGGAAATGCCCATGCCCGATGATGAAAACATAGGAGACAACGACAATGGCACAGAAGCGTAGAGATGTCTATATGCACCGTGGCCAGCGAAAGCTCTATTATTCGCAGGCTCGTGATTTGCGTGCGATATGTGGTCGCCGTTGGGGAAAGTCGCAGTTCCAGGGCGCACGTCTATGGCAGGTAGCGCAGACCATGCCCCGCGGTCTGGGTGCCATTTGCGGTTCGTCGCGCAAGCAGCTGTGGGCTCGCACCATTCCCGCCATGCTCTTTGCTATGGAAAGTTTCTATGGTTTCAAAGAGGGCGTGCATTTCGGTTGGGGCATTCCGCCAAAATGGGTGCCAAAGCCGGTGATGAAACCAAAATCTTACGACAACATGTTGTGGATGGCTAACGGCTGGCTATGGTATTCAGCCTCCCTTGCGGTGTTCGGATCCGTGAACTCCATGACCCTGAACTCGCTGATTATCGATGAGTGTAAGTTCATTCCTTACACCAAGCTTAACCAGGAAGTGATGCCCGCTCTGTCGGGTATTGTCCCCCCGTCTCCTATCAATGGTTTCAACAACAACAATCCGTTCTACAAGAGTACATGTTTCACGTCGGATGCATCTTTGTCGAATAAAAACAACTGGCTTGAAAAGGAGGAAAAGAAACTCGACCTGAAAATCCCGTCCGGTGAGTTTGCCGGAAAGACCTACCGCGATATTCAGCAGGAGTTGTTTGACTATGCCGACAAAGTGGACTTCTGGAACGAGCTTATGCGCCGTGCAGAGGATAGCAAACACCGCATTCACGAAGTCGATAAGGAGACGAAAGACCGCATCCAGCAGATTGCCGTTTCCATGATGCGCCACGAGGGACCGTTCAAGGCTTTGCCGCGGCAATATGTCAACATGACTAAGGGCATGGTGGACTATTGTCTTTCCTATCATCTGATAGATGCTGACGATGCCGACCTTATCTTTGATTACGAGTTCCTCATTACCCAGGAGCAGCATTTTGAGATGATGGCTATACGTGGCAGCAAGAAGTACGCACGCCACATCAACGATTTGCGTTGTGCGGCATTCATCGTCTATCGCGGATCCACGCTTGACAACGTTGACCTTCTCGGCAAGGAATATATTGCACGCATGAAGCGGGACCTTAGCCCGCTCGTGTTCCAAATATCGGTGCTTAACCAAAAGCCCAAGCGACTGAGCGACGGCTTTTATTGCAACCTTGACATTGAGAATGTGCATGGTTATATCTGTGAGGATTGCCCGGCCATCGACAACGCTTATTGTGTCAAGACCGCCAGCACGGTGTATAATGGTGCCTTACAGCAGCAGGAATATGAAACGCCTAACTTCCACTACTTAGGCTTAAAGAACGACTGTTTGTTGGATGGCGATTGCATCGACGGACTACCCTTGCACATTGCCCTTGACTACAACGCGAAAATCAACTGGATAGTAACGGCGCAGATGTATCGCCGTGATAGCGTAGAGGCCATGAACGTGCTGAGCAGTATGTTCGTCAAGGACGGTCAGATGTTGCAGGACTTGATCGCTCTGTGGGATAAATATTATGCACCTCACAAGGCTAAGAACAACAACGTCTTTTACTATTACAACCATACGGCCAAGATGAAAGTCTATTCCATCAGCGGTAATGCCGACATCAAGGACACCGTGATTGCCGAGCTCCGTAAACATGGCTGGGCGGTCAACCCTATCTATATGGGTCAGGCAATGGAACACGACATGAAGTATAAGAACATCAACGAGGGATTGGCAGGGTATGTCTATCCGGTCATTCGTTTCAACCGTGAGAACAACGAAAGTCTCTTGATAGCGATGGAGAATTGCGGCATCCGCCAGGTCATGGGCACTTTCAAGAAAGACAAGACGGGTGAGAAACTGAGTACCGACAATGTGGATGGATCGTCTGTTCCCGCAGAGTTGCGTACCGATGGTACCGACGCTTTCGATGACCTTTACATCGGTTGTCGTTTCTATCGTAACAACCTTACCGGCCTCTGTATGCCGGGCGGTTTCTAATCATTATCATTATGCCAAAGAATAATCCAACAGTCAGTTTCGAGTATCTACGCAACTATATCGAGAAATGGGAATGGGATGATCCGCTGACGGGTCATCACACCGTAGGTTACAACGCTCCTGCCGATGCACGACACAAGCAGCAGGTGCCGTTCCATATCAAGTATGTTACTCAGCAGGGCGTTTTGGAGGAAGGTTATTGCATCTGTCTGAAAGCCTTTCCCCGTGTGCGCCAGCACATGATTAAGTTTGTCAATAGTGGCGAGATACGACGCATCAACGACTATCTGGTGATAGAGGTTGATGGCACAAGATTTTATTCAGCATGAAAAATTACGGATTACCTTATCAGGGCAGTAAGAACCGTGTCATTGGTTGGCTGATGAGTTCATTGCCGGGTGCAGATACCTTTGTTGATTTGTTTGCCGGTGGCTGTGCCGCGAGCCATGCCGCGATGGTATCGGGCAGATACAAGCAGGTCATCGCCAACGACATCACCGACTCCGCACTGGTGTTCCCAGATGCCATTCGGGGTAAGTTTCACAATGAGCGCAGGTGGATTTCGTGCAAGGATTTTTTCTCGCTGAAAGACCATGATTCGTATGCCCGGCTGTGCTTTTCTTTTGGTAACGACCAACGCAGTTATATGTATTCCCAACAGCTTGAACCATACAAGCGTGCGTGCCACGAGGCCGTCGTCTTTGACCGATGGCAGATGATGGAGCAGCTCTGTCCGGAAATATGCGACTATGTTAAGGATAAAGTATCGCTTTGCGGTCATCCTGATACCAACAACCATATCCATGTCCGTCGCATACGTTTTCAAGGCTCCGTTGTAGAAGCTTTGCAGCGCAATGGCGATGAGCGCGTGTTGCAGACCAATCCGCTCTACGCTTCCTGTCATTTCAAGAAAGATAAAAAGAAATCTACAAGCGACATCCGCGAATTTGAATGCAACCCGAATATCGAGCGGCTGGAACGCTTACAGCGGTTGGAGTCTTTACAAAGTTTGCAGAGCTTAGAAAGCCTTGAAAGGTTGCAGAGCTTAGAAAGCCTTGAAAGATTGCAGAGCTTAGAAAGACTCGAAAGGTTGGAGAGCTTAGAAAGCCTTGAAAGGTTGCAGAGCTTAGAAAGACTTGGGGGGGTATCAGCCATTCCGTCTCTTTGCACGTCTCGCAAGCTGACTACAGAAATGTAGCTGTTCCACCGCATAGTGTTATCTATTGCGATCCACCTTATCAGAATACGAAGAAATATCTTTCCTCGTTTGATTTCGACGCTTTCTATGGCTGGTGTCTGGACAAACCACAGCCCGTCTTTGTAAGTGAGTATGCCATGCCCGAAGGCTTTACACCCATTGCGGCCACGGGCATCAGCAACATTATGAACAGCGACAGACCCGTGAAGCGTGTGGAGAAAATCTTTGTTCAATCCCGTTTCGCTGACCGCTATATCAATCCACTATTAGCTTTGTAGTTTAATCATTATCGCTCGCCATTTCTTAGAAACTTACTTTTCTAAGAAAAACGATGAACTTTTCTTAGAAAAACAACTTCAATTTCTTAGAAAAACAGAAAGCTCACCACCGCAATACACAAAGTTTAGCGGTTGTGAGCTTTCTCTTTAGCAGTTGAAAGTAAGGAGTATTGCAGTTGAAAGTAAGGAGTATTGCGGTTGTGCGTATGAAGTAAAGCACTGATGAGCTTTTTCGTGTCCCTAATATCCTATCCCGAAACACTATCTTTACCTTAGAAATAACGAGAAAGATATGGTACGCACAAAGAATACATTAGCCGACCGGCGCGTGATCACCGCCAAGGGCACCAGTCAGTTTGCCCGTGTGCAGCAGCATCTGTTGGAAGCCGGTTATGCCGTGGCACCTAACCACTACACTCACGACGACAATAATATGCCGGGTGGCGACTACGGACAGTATATCAACGCACAACTCGGTTGTAGCAACGGACAGGACGATGGCACCGGCCAACGCCGTATGCTCCCCTTGCTGATGCAGACCAGCGGCTCGGAGCAGTTGGTGGCCAACGCGGGGACAAAGGACAGAGGCTATATCACGTGGGGTGCACAGAACAAAATCCCTAACGTGGTGGCCTTGCTCACGTCGATGCTTCCCTATACCGCGGCAGGACATAAGTTCAATACCGACTTGCTCGCCGGACAAGGCCCGCAGCCCATGTACCACTATGTGCGCTATCAGAACGGAGGTACGATGATAGAGGGTGATGTGCCATACGCCTTTGCCAACGTCTTGCTCAAGGGCTTTATCCGTGACTTACAGCGCGAGAAGGTACAGTTGCAAATGCAGGGCGTTGCCGACGATCCCGATTCTGCCGCGATGTTTCCTATCGATGGCGACAACAGAGAAGAGCAGAACGGCAACAGCACCGATACGCTTATTGCCAGCATCGACAATCAGATAGATCAGTATAATAATGATTTGGAACGCTGGCAGCTCGACGCGCCGGAGATACAGCAGCTTTGCGACAACACCTGCAACGGACTGACCGCCTTGCAACTGGGCAGTGATATTGACTTGCTCGGTATATGTTTCCCCGAACTCGACATCAATCAGCAGAGCTATAACGATAGTACCCACAAACTCGAACCCGTATGGAAGCCGAAGGTACAGGCCATACGCTACCGTCCGGCACATCTCTGCCGACTGGAGCGCATGGACGACGACGGACGTATCAACTACGTGTATCTCTCCAACCGCTTCTATGATGACCCCACGACATTGAAAAACATCAAGGACGAGGAAATCGTCGCTTTGCCCGCACTGACCTGGCAAACACCACTGGCCGACATGAAACGCTATGTGCGCGAGGACAGGGATAAGAGCCCGGAGCAGCGACGCACACACTTCATCCTCCCTTGCTCCTACCCTACCAGCGGACGGCCTTACTATCCCGTGCAGCCGTGGCACAGCATCTTCACGGGTGATGTCTATGAATATGCCGCCACGATCATCTCTGACCGATACACGCGCAAGCGCAATGCTAATGTCATTGGCCGCGTGATTTACATTCACAACGATTATCTCAACTCGCTTTATAACGAGCAGACGCTCTACGCACAGCAGAAACGTGCAAAGGGCAAGGAAGTAGCCATCAAGACAAAACCACAGCTCCGTGATGAGCTTTTCACGCAAATCAATAACTGGCTCAACCATCGCACCAATGCCGGACAGAGCCTTATCGCCTTCACCTTCTCGGGCAGCGACGGCAAAGACCACGACAGCTTCAAGGTAGTGGAGATAGAAAGCAGCAGTAAGAACAATGCCGATGCACAGCAGACCGAACTGTTGGAAATATCAAGCATCATCTTCTTTGCTATGGGACTGGACTCTACCCTTATCGGCAACACCCCCGGCGCGGCGGGAAAGAACAGTGGCACCGACATGCGCACGCGCTATCTGATGAAGCAGTTACAGATGATGCCTACCCAGCAGCTGGTGCTAAGACCCTGGCAGGTGGCCTCGCAGTTCAACGACTGGGACCCGCACCTCCGTTGGGTCATCAAGCGAGAGGCTATCACCACACTTGACAACAGCAAGACCGGCATTGCCGATGCTACACAGGAATAACCATTAACACCTACGACGATGATCATAACAACGATAGACGAATTAAAACTGGCTTTTCCGGCACATGCCCTTGACGACGTAAGACCGTTGGCCGGGTTCATCAACAACAGTGAGCATGAACTTTTGGTTGATAAGTTAGGACGTAAGCTTTACACGCAGCTCGTGAAAGCCTACAAGTCGCTCGATGTGAAAACCTATCTTTCCGACATGGCCAACAACAACGAGCAGAATCCGATGACACATCTCATTGCCCTTTGCCAGCGCACCGTGGCCTTCGATGCCATGTCGCGGGCCATCGGCGTTCAGGCAGTCAGTCTGAGCAACATGGGAGTGAACGTGGCAACAGCCGACGACTACGGCACGCCAACAAAAGACATGCTCGACCTTTTCAAGAATACGTGCTTAAAGGAGACACGCATCTGCATCAACCAGATACTTGAATACCTCGAGGAACTTTGCCGCGATCATGCTGCTATTACAGACCCCACGGCAATGACCGACGCACAGAAGGAAGCATCCGACATTTGCGAGGCATGGCAGGAGAGCCGTTACTACTTTCTTGCAGCCGACGTGCTGATACCGTCGGCAACCGTATTGCAGCAGTATCTTGACATCTACGGCAACCGTGAAAAGTTCATTTCCATGCTTCCCGACATACGGTATATACAGGACGAGCAGATAGCTCCCCTGATAGGAGAGGACTTCTGCAACGATCTTTGCCGCATAGCCGTGAAGGGTACCGACGATAAGACGTTATGCACGCTGATAAGCCGTTTGAGTCGCTGTCTTGCCGCATACCTTGAGGAACGCACGAGTATTATCACTGTCAGCAAGGACAGAAAAATCATTGCCCATACCGAGGGCGAGCGGCACATCAATGCCGCCGTGGAGTATTGCCGCATCCATCAGGACGAACTCGAAAAGATGGACGTTATATCTGCATCGGTCAAGCTCGCACCTTGGTACGAGAAATCCGATACGTGCGATTGCGACGCGCAGCCAGAGTTCAGAAACAACGATCCGGGAAATGTTATGTTCGTTTTACCGGGCATGAATTAACAATTAGTTGGACGTTATGTTTACACCGCCGAGAAAGATAGATATTCAGATACCACGGGCATGGAACTTTTGCAGCCGTGAACAACTGGAAACGATTGCTGCCGTTTTTGTCGGGCAGTCGTTGATCTTTGCGACCGCGAATGTGTCTACCATGTTCGAGACTAAATGTAATATCTTTCTTGCATTGGCCAATATAGATGTTTTATCCACTAAGCAAGACGAAAAAGCGGATGATACGTCCGATGATGCCTTATTACATAAATATTATGTCTGTAAGATACACGGCGACGAACAAACATTTTCTTTATACTTGTGGCAATTACATTCATTCGTCGAGGATAATCTTAAATGGATAGATGATGAGAAAGGCAATGGATTGACAAATTTTGTCTATCCAACTTACAAGAAGTGGACGTTATATCCATTTCCCCACCGCCATATCTACGATGGACCCGCCACACTGATGCAGGATTTCACATGGCAGCGGTATCGTTTTGCACAGGACTTCATGGAGTGGTATGTGCATTGCAGCAATGAGCTGGTGCGTATGATGAAGCATCGTCGCACCTATGACGTGAAAGCAATTGCAGCGCAGGAGAAGCTCGTAAGAAAGGCAATGGCACAGTTTTTAGCCACTATCTATAACCGTCGTGTGCGCTATGTCAACGAGCAGAGCGGTATCAAGGAGCACGATTTCGCTTTCCGTCCCGACCAACCGATAACGAACTGGAAAGACTTCTCCCATTTCAGCCCCGTGCGGTGGCAGGTTGTCTTGCTTTGGTGGTCGGGCATGATGCACTATCTTGGGCAGCGTTATCCGAGGTGCTTCAAACGGCAGAGTACCGACGACGGGCACCGCTCCACCCCGCTTGAACTCTATACGCGCACCGTGGCCACGATGGAGAAATATTTGGGACTCGACGAGCAGTCGGTCAATCAGCAGAACTTCCACATTGTCTTGCAGCACATGGAGGATATGGCACAGCAGAATGAGGAAATGGAAAAGATAAGGAGCAAGTAACAATGATAGACTTTGATACTTTCAAAAAACAGATACGCAAGGCAGCACACGAGAACCATGCGTGTGTTGATGGCTACCGGCAGATGATGGCCTCGGAGAGCTATACCCAGATGTTGCGCGTGATGTACAACAATTGGGATTGGGTGTACGACGGTGGTTTCTATCATCTCTTTTGCCGTTATTTCGGGCAGTGGTTCAATGGGCACGAGGCTGATTTCCATGCTGCCGACGTATTCTACAACGAGCCTTCTGAGCATGGTTTCGTATTCGTCGATAATCCGGGACAAACGCTTGTTCTTCATGGTAAGCCAAAGGTTTTTATTCTTGCTCCGTCGGATGTCGATGCCTACGATAAGGCAGAGATACATTGTCGGGCTGACTTCTCGCATGTCCACTTATACGGCAGTAGCTACGGATTGCTCAAAAAGGGCTATGGCAAGGGTTATGATTACAGCAGGGCGGAGTCGTGGAATGCTTTTGAGACTCACAACAATGCATCGGTCATCATTCGAGATGGCATTTGTTTCGACTTTGGCCACGAGTCTATCCGTGCCTATCATAGCATGGTGTTCGGCACTACGTCCTATCATGTAGAACTCGATGATGAGAGCCGTTTGCTGGCACCGTCATCATCCTATTACGAAAAATACAATAAGGAAAAATAGTATTTATGCACAGTCATCTTAACATACAGGTACAGACCAAGGACGGGGCGTTGCACGACCTGACGCTCAAGGAGGATGCCTCTATCTCTATAGAAGATCAGAACCAGCTGTTCCATGAGAGTGAGATGTTCACTTATCCCGTGGAGATGCCGCTCGACGGCAACCGTGCCGTGGTGAAGAATATTGAGGATGCTTACAGCGATTTGCGGCCGGTATCATTAGAGCATCTTCCGGCGCGTATTCTTGTGGACGGTATGCCGTTTCGCAGTGGTACGCTTGTGATGCAGGACGACGAGGAAGTGGATGATAAGCTCAGTATGAATATCGATGCCAACGAGCATAGTTTCTCTGACCTTATCGGACAGTTGAAATGCCGAGATGTGCCGATGGGAGATGATATTCTCATTGGTGAGAAGATAGGCGACGTGAAGGCCGAAATCACTTACGACTATCATGTGTATGTGAAGTACAAGGGCAAAAAGAAAGATGCCGATTATTGGGCTACCAACCGCAAGACCACGGCTTCATGTAATCCGCAGGCTTTAGGCTTTTCTTTTTCTGGTAAATGTGTCGTGTCGGGCAAGCAGGTAGCCGTGAAAGCATCGCAGCGGGATTATCCTAACGGCCATTCAGTCATCATTCCAAAAGTCGATACAAGTTACATCAATACGGATAAGACCTATTCCGACGGTGCAAAGTATGTCAATGCACGTGTCTGTTATCGTCATCATGCTTTAAACGACGATGGTAAGACTTCCTCTGATATTGTTCCGGCAAAGGACAGCAAAAACCAGTGGGAGGACAAATCGCCGTATTGGGTACTCGATGCCGACCGCCAGCAGTCGGGCGTGTGTTTCTATGTCTTGCACTTCCTTGATAAGCTCTTTGAATATTTAGGTGTAACGTTTGATAAGTCGGCATTGTTGGCCGTTGGCGATTTCTCGCGCCTTTGTTTCTTCACGACGCGCTGTAAGTATGATGAGCGGGTCATTCATGGTACGAGTGTGTCGCTCGACAGTCAGGGTGCGACCGTTTACACTGATGGCGAGACAGGAAAGCAGATTTCTTCTTATCAGCCGTATTTCTCGAATATCGATGAGATACAGGCATGGCTCGACAGCCGAGGATGTGGCGGTAAGCTCTACTTGGAGGACACCGAAAATAAAAGCGTCGATTCGTGCGACTGGTATCAGTATGATACTTCGTCTAAGACGTGGAAAACATCGCATATTCAGGTGGGCGTTGACAAGGTAAAGGAGATTAAAATCACCGCAAAGATTAAGTCGAGTACCATTACGGCCAATGTAATGGGTATGTATGCCAACAGCTATTGTCTGCCTGATACGTCGGTACAGGAAGTGCTCGACGCATTGGAGGCCGCTTTTGGCATCCGTTTCAGCTATGATTATGAGAAGAAACGGGTAACGGCTTATCTTGTGCGCAACATATTCCGTTCACAGGAAACACCGATTGATTTTGTCGGACAGATTATCTCGATGAATAAAATCAGCGAGAAGATTACGGGCTTCCGTATGATTTATTCTAAGGAGAGCAGCGACCGTGAACAGCAAAAGAACATAACGGATGGTAAGCCCGACTACGATACGACCTACGATTATATCGATTATCCGCAGGATCATACCGTAACGGATAAGACCTACACTGATTTCTTCCGCAATCTTAGTGCGGGCGACCACAATTGTTACATTGACCGGCGCACTGGCAATGTTTATCGTATCAAGGTGGATAAGGACGCGACGCAAGCCAGTGAGTTGCAGCCGCGATTGTTTGAGGTGGGGCAGTTTCATGGTGTAGAATTAGGCGATTGCTCGGAACTGAACAACGATTTTATCGAGGAGCGCAAGATAGGCTTTACCCCCGTGGAGTTTAACGATGTGAACTATCACAACGAACTTATCTATGTTAACAGTTTTGGCAACACTTACCAGGACGATACGGGTACCTACAAGGCCAACAATATCAATGCCGACGATGCCAAACCGATGATGGCAGTATTCATCGACGATGATATGGAACATGAGTTTGTTACGCAGAAAATCCGTAATACGTTCTCTGAGGGACTGGCTGATTTCTATCTGACAGAGGAATTGAATCTCATCGAGAGCTATGATCCGACAAAGACCGATGACGGCAATTCGCCTTTGCAGAGCGATTCATTGTGGGGCTTCGACCTGACCTTGATGCGTGGTGGTGGTGCCGATGCTGATGTGCAGAGCTATGATTATGACTATGATGGCTTTGGCAACAGCAAGTGGCGCACCGTGGCAGGAAAATATGCGATGTCGTCTGACACGATGGATAACATGGCCAACGTCTATGATTACAACGGAAAGCTGGATGGCATAGGAGGTGATGAGCGTTTCGCACTGAAAATACGGGCATGGAAACAACCGTCGTGGGCAAAAAGCCCTATCTGTGATAATGATGTCGTCGATGCAAAGACGGGCGATGTAACGATGAAGATACGCTCACGTGGATTGTTCGACTCGTTTATCTCTGAATATGCGCATTTCGTGCTGAATCGCAAGAAGTTCATCGTAACGTGCCAGGTAACGGCAGCACAGATAGCTGACATTCCTAACCACTGGATGCAACGCTACCGTATCAACGGTATGGTGGGCTATATAGATAAGGTGAGCTACACTATCAGCGCGGAAACGGGTATTACGGAGGCAAAGATAACTTTTTATGCTTCATAAACTATGGCAAAGACTATATCCCTTTTGTCGGCTTCGCCTTTTGTCGATACGCCGATAGTATATAACGTAACAGCCAGCGATGTAACGGGCACCGTGAGTTTTCACAACGTTATGTTGCAGGTATCAGCAGGGCTGCAAGGCGGTAGCTATGTCGATTATGTATTGCACTCACCAGTCGATAGCGGTGAGACGGTGCAGATCGACATCAGCTCCGCTTTGCGTGCTGTTGCTTCCACCTATCAATACGAGGCTACGGCTCCAGCCAACTATCCTTACATCTCTTTCACGCTGAAAGCATGGGACGAATACATGCAGAATGGTGAGGTGCATGAGAATGTTGGCATTGTTACCGATACGGGCGGACGGGCTTTGCTTGGTGGCTATTCTGACTTAGACCGTTTGCTCTCATCAGCCTCGCGCGACGCGCTTCACTTCACGCGCAAGCCGACATCGCATCCCGAATTGCTCTGTGATGGTGATACGTATATTCTGCCAAACGATATGTCGGCCACGATAGCCAACATTACGGCAGGGCCGCGGTCGCTACCCTACCCCGTTGTCATCGATAAGGACAATCCGGCGGGATTGCGCACGTTGGGCGGACGTAGTGTTTATGTGATGCCAGCACAGCGCGACCGCTATCAGTTCCGTTTCATTAACCGATTTGGAGTGATGGAGTCGT